GTTTCCTGTGGACAACCTGTTGAGGAATTTACCCACCCCGTGGGTGTTTCGTGTGTGAGCATGAGCTAACTATTCCAGTGGTGACGAGGGTCGAGGGGCACGCCATCAGTATCGCAGCCGCGCATGGTTGTCCCGAGGTCGGCCGCTGTCTTCTCGCGGTGGCAGTCGTCGCATAGGCCTTGCCGGTTGTCCTCGCTCTCCTCGCCGCCCTTGTACAGGGGTACCTTGTGGTCCACCTGCGTTGCGGCGCGGATGACTGGGGGCGTGCGTTGCTGGCACGTAACGCACAAGGGGTGCAGGCGCAGGTGACGGGCACGGATGCGCTGGAGGGCGCGGCCCCTGATGCGCTCGGTGGTCATGCTGTGGAGGCCTCGGGTATGAAGCGGGAGATGCGCTGGTCCAGCAGGTCGAGGTTCCAGACCATGGCCGCATGCTGGCGCAACAACAGGACCTTGGCAGCCCGTCCATGTCCATCGAAGGCGTCACCGGTGATGTAGGCGTCCAGCCGTGCCGCATCCTCGGCCAGGTCGTCACGCTCGGCCGTGAGCCCACGCAGGACGGTCTGCCTGGCTGTCATTGCGATGCAGCCCGGCAGGGGGTGTGCGTGACGGCCTGCGCGCTGACGTCGCCGGCCCAGAGCCCGGCCATGACCGCAGCGGCGGTGAGAGCGGCAGCGGCAAGGGCGCGCCTCATGACTGGCTCCCGAAACCAGCGATCCGCTCGCGCAGCGCCTGCATCTCCAGCAGACCACGCCGAGCCTCCTGCAGTTCGACGCCAGCGGCCGGACCCAGACGCGATACGGGTGCAGGGCGAACAGGTGCCCTGCGGCCCGCCTGCTTCTTGCTGGCCTGCATGGCAGCACGCCTCATGCGAGGCTACCCAGCCAGCAGGCGACGGCGGCCAGCCATGCGATGCAGGTGGCCAGGATGGAGAGGAGGTAGCGGGTCACTGCGGCAGGTCCGGGTTGTAATGGGCAGGGATGTCGGCGCGGCCAGCATCCCAGCGCTTCAGCAGTTCCTGGATCAAGGCCTTCCCGTCAGGCCGCGCGGCGTTACTGACGTACTGGACCACCGCGTCGGTTTCGACCACCAGGACAAACGACAGGCGCTTGCCGGCGATCTCGCTCAGCACGTCCTCCAGGGACGCGGCGATGTCCTGCAGGCGCAGGCTCAGGCGGGTCGTTGCGGTTGGGGCTGTCACAGGGGGATGTCCACGGTGCGCTGGTCAACTGTGGTTGTGGCCATCGCTGCCGCGGCACGCACGATGGCTCGGCGGGTGGCTGCAAACGGGTCGCCGTTGAACGCCTGGATCACGCCAGCCCGTCTTCCCGGCTCGTCCAGGTACGTGGCTGACGCGTGTCCCTCATACCCGGCGAGTGAGCGAGCCCAGGTGATCTTCGGCAGCAACTGCACCGCCAGCCGCAGTGCAGCGCCATCGTCGTCCAGCGGGTTCCACCGAACGTCGCTGCCGCCGACGCCTAGCAGCACCTGGTAGGCGCCCATGGCGTCCCACCCCAGCATGATGCCGGACGCCTTGGCGGCAAGCTCCAGCAGTTCTCGGTCGGTCATGCCACGCTCCCGTCCCACTCGCCTTCCCACTCCACGCAGCCGCGCAGGGCGGCGGCACCGATCTCAAGGCGCGCCTCCCAGGCGGCGGCGCGGGCCGCGGCGTGATGGCCGGCCTTGCGCAGGCGGCGAACGATCTGGGCGGCGTGGCTGCGGAGGAGGTTTGCTGACATGTCGGGCTCCAGTGGGTGGGGTTGATGCCTGAACAGTTGCATCGAGCATGCCATGCACTTGCAAGCGCATCCATGCCGCTGGTCCGACCAGATGCGTCGGTTTTGGCAGAGGCAGGTGACAAGGTGCGTCATGGGGTGCCGCGCTTGGTCGGTTTGGCGGCGGCCTTGCGGTCCGTCTGGATCACGAGGCGCTCCCGGCCGCTGGCTGGGTGCGCTGGTAGATGGGTACGTCGTGCGCCGCCTCCCACGCCTCGCGCTGGGTGTGGCCGATGCCACAGCGCCACGCCTCGGGCCGGTGGCACAGCCAGCGCTGGCCACCCGGCGCCAGGTCGCTCCCCGGGCGCAGCGGGCGCATGCGGGGCTTGTTGCGCGCGGTGTCGGCGCGCGGCTTGATCGGATCATCCATGGATCATGTCTCCTTGTTGGGCGCCGCGATGCGCGCGGCTCGCTGTCTCTCTCGGCTCGCCCGCATCCTCTCGGCCGCGGTGGCCGGAACCTTGGCGAAGGCCCGCGCCGCCCGCGCCAGCCATTCGCCCGGCGCCAGCCCGACCCGTTCGGCGTGTTCCTGGGCCAGCGGCTGCACTTCGGCCGGCAGCACCCAGGGTGAGCCCGCATCGCCGACCATCGGTGCCGCGGGCTGCGGAGCGTTGGCCTTCCGTGCTACCCGCTGGGTTTTCACCGTCGGCGCCGCCACTGGGTCGGGGTGGGCCTCGGCGATGCGCTGGCACCGGCACTTCGCCGGCAGCTCGCGGCAGGCGGCGCACGGCTTCGAGGCCAGTGCTGGTGGTGTCGTGGTCATGCGCCATTGTATGTTACGAACGCGTCACGCGTTGCACTGTCGCAACCAGCGGCAAAACATGGGCCAGCCCAGCAGGTGACGGCCCGCGTCACGAGGGGCGCCGTATTTCGTCGCCTTTCGGGGCCACCATGACCATTCACGTCGCATCCTGCGTGCGTTTTGCCGCGTTTGGCGTGGTTCCTGCCGTGGCCCGCAGCTTGCAATCACCATGGGACAGTGCAACCGCACTACCGCCCCGGCCGGCTGCCGGGATCCGTAGCGGGAAGCCCCCGCGTAGGAACCGCAATGACCACTCTCACGCAATGCAGCACCCAGTGGGCCACGCGCCCGGCCGATCAACGCTTCGTGTCCCTCACGGACATGCTGGCCCATTATCAGGCTGTGCACCAAGCCTCGCGGGCCTCGGTGCTGTCGTCCCGCCGGATGCAAGCGCGGCCGCTCGAAGACAACCGCGGGCTCATGATCGACGTGGACGGGGCCGGCGTGTCCGGTGAGTACGGCGCCACGCACTGGAGCTTTGGCCAACTGGCGCAACTGGCGGGGGCCCCGGCCGGCTACCTGCGGCAACTGCCTTCGCCCATGGCCGCCGACTGCATCAACTACGGCCTGCACGTCACCCGAGACGTGGAGGATGTGGGTGTGCTGACCTACCGCAACGGCACGCCGGTGCTGCGGGCGGCCACCGGGCCGGGCTATGGGCGCATCTGGAACGATGGCATCGTGGCCGCGCTGGTCCGTCGCTTCGGCGATGGCGTCAGCGGCGACGGGTTCCGCGTGCCCGGCGAGTTCGGCAAGCGCGTGGAGGTGACGAAGGACAACACCACGCTCTATGGCAGCGATCGCGACATGTTCATCTTCCTGGCCGACGAGACGAACCGCATCGAGGTGCCGAACCGCCGCGATGGGCAGGCCGGGAGCTTGGCGCGCGGCTTCTTCATGTGGAATTCCGAGGAAGGCGACAAGACCTTTGGCATCTCCACGTTCTTGTTCGACTACGCGTGCAAGAACCGCATCGTGTGGGGCGCCAAGGACTACAAGCAGATCACCATCCGCCACACCGCGAAGGCCCCAGACCGCTTCATTGAAGAGATTGCGCCGGCCCTCGAAGCCTACGCGAAGTCGTCGACCGCCGGCATCACGCAGGCCATTGCAGCGGCGCGGGCCTCGAAGGTAGACAAGGTCGACGACTTCCTGGCCAACCGCTTCAGCAAGCGCATGGTGCCCAGCCTGCAGGCGATCCACAAGCTCGAAGAGGGGCGCCCGATCGAAACGCTGTGGGATGTCACCACGGCCGTGACGGCGCTGGCCCGCAGCATTGAGCACCAGGACCGCCGCGTGGAGCTGGAGCGGCAAGCCGGCGACGTCATGAGCTTGGCCACGGCCTAGAGTTTCGCTGTCGCACCTGGGCTGCGCCGCTGGGAGGCGGCGCGTAAGTCCCCACCACAAAGGCCCCAATGCACACGCACTACCGCAGGATCGTCAACAGGCTGGACGGGGCCACCGGGCCCGCCGGATGCTGGGAGCCGCTCGCGGCCGTCTCGCACCCCGCGCATGGCGTCACCGGCGGCGTGGTGGTGCTGGCGGTGCGCTACGAGACCGTGCCCGGCAGCGACACGCCGCGCGCCATCGGCCGGCTGATGTACCGGTGCAGCGACGGCTACACGGGTGAGGTGTTCGATGCTCTGCTGGGGTCGCCAGGATCGAAAGGAACCACGTGACTGCTTTGGACCACTGCCAGGCGCTTGACCGGCGCCACCGGGCGGCGCTTGAAGAGGCGACGCGAGCAGCCGATAGCGCGAGGGCGTTTGCTGCCTTGGCGCGGCTGACGGCCCGGGATCCGGCGCAGCCGATGCCGCCCGGAGCCTACGAGTGCTGGGCAACCAGCGCAGGCCTGAGCATCGTGCACATCGGCCGGCCCGGACCCTCCGGGGAGCGGGCCATCACGCAGCTGTGGCCGCCGTGCTGAACCAGCCCACCACCGCCGAACTGGCCCTGCGGCACCGCCAGATCGGCGCGCACGTGCTGGCCGTGATCCGCCTGAGCATCGAGGCCCGCATGCACGACCTGGCCGGCCACCCGGTTGCGGCGGGCGATGCATCGCTGGATGCGGCGGCGAACTGCCGGTGCATCTGGGTGCTGGCCGGTGTGACGGGGCGCGTCAGCGGGTGACGGTTTTCGGCGCACCGGCGCTGCCGATCTGCCGTAGCGCGTCACTTTCATGGCCGTGCCAGCCCGTTTTCGGCATGGCCCGCATCCTGCAAATGTCTCTGCGTCACCAACCAAACCTGAGAGCCTCATGAACACCGCCACCGCCACCGCCACCGCCTTCGCAGCCTACGACGACAGCATCATCTGGGGCACCGGACCCACCGCAGAGGCGGCAATGTCTGATGCAGCGCAGTGGGTGGACGACGACGGCGGCATTGAGCTGCTGCGCACCTGCAAGACCGCTCCCATGACCCCGGAGCTGGCCGCGCTGGTGGACGCCATGGGCGGCAACGTCGGTTTCGGCATCCTGGCCGACGGCCGGCTGGGCACTTCCGACCAGCAGTACGAGCAGGCCTGAGCAAACGCTACGGCTGGCGGCCACGCAAGGCGCCCGCCGGCCCATCACCACCAACCGGAGACCGAGCATGCAACCCACACCGAAGACCGACGTCCTGCAGCGCTACGGCGCCGACCTGAGCGACTTTTCCCACTCGCAAGAGCGGGTGAGGAAGATGTTGGACGACGCCCACGCCCACTACGAGGCCCAGGTCCGTCCGCTGGGCGGGCTGGCCAGGCCGGACACCAAGGCTCTGTTCGCTGCGCTGGAAGACGCGCGGAAGTGGTTTGGTGAGGCCCTGGCGCTGAAACTCGCCCTGGCTGGTACGGACATCCGCGTCGCCGCGCTGCGTGAGGCGATGAAGGACGCGGCGCGAACCCTGGAAGGCGCCCACCTGGCTCCGGATGGGCAGGAAGTCGCCTACACGGTCGCCAAGGGCCTGCGGAGGGCTGCCGAATGAGCGCCAAGCCCACTCCCGGCCCGCTGATCGTGCGCGTTGGCGCCAATGGAGACGTCGGCATCATCGCCACCAGCCAGACCAGCACCGGCCCGGACATCGGTGGGGCTCTGGTGGCCGAGTGCTTCGCCGACATCCGCCGACCGCTCGAAGGTGCGCGCGCCGAGGCACTGGCGAACGCAACGCTGTTCGCGGCAGCGCACGACCTGCTGGACGCCCTGGAAGAAGCCCGCACAGGCCTGCTCTGGTACCAGGACCTGCACCCCGGGTCCGCGGACGGCAGTGACGATGAGGCCATGGCCAGGATTGATGCCGCCATCGCAAAGGCCAACGGGAGAACGTCATGAAGTGACCTGAGCGGCCCGGGCAATGCCGCAGCCCACTATTTCAACGTAGAGGCTTGGCCCCGGATCCCGGGGCGCTTTTTGAGGATCCCCGCCCATGAACGCCTATCTCGCATGCGCCACCGTCGCCCAGTCGCCGGTGCACACCATCGTGACCATTGAATCCCTGGCCGCCCTGGCCGCCCTTGTCTTCGTCTTCGTTGCCTACGCCCGCCACCAGGCCGCCGCGCACGACAGCACCAAGCGCCCCATGTCCGCCCGCACGCTGCAGGCCGGCCTGGGCGCCTGGCTGGCCGTCTCCGCGGCCATCCCGTTCGTCGTGAATGCCCTGAGCGGTACCGGCTGGCCCACCACCGCCGTGTGCGCGCCGGCCCCCATCCTGCAGTGCATCGGCTGGCTGGCGGCCTTCCTGGTGGGCATCGGCTGGCTGATCACCCAGGACGTGTCGGCCCACCTGCGGGAGCGCCGGGCAGCCGGGCAGCCGGCCTTCATCCACACGATGCCCATGTCGCGCCCGTACCAGGCCGGCCGGCTGGCCCCCGAATCGTCGCCGGCACCGTACGCTCTGCGTGAGCTGCTGCGGTTGAAGCCCAGCGCCTCTGCAGCCGTCCCAGCCGTCAAGAAGTCCAGCCTGTCCGGGTTCCTGGCCGAGTCCGAGGCGGCTGCACAGGCCGCCCTGTGGGCCCGGGTCGGCACGGTCGGACGGTTCACGGACTCGCCGCGGGGCCGGTCATGACCAGCGGCGCGGCATTGGTCGACAGCTTTGAGGGGCTTGTTACGACGCACGCGAGGTTGCCGCCCGGCAGCGCGGCGGCATTCGATGCCGCGGCCCTGGTGCTGGTCGCCAGGACCAGCCTGATCCGACGGATGGCAGAGGATGCCGCGGCCCTGGCCGCGCTCAGGAAGAGCCTGCGCGAGATGCGCGACCTGATCGACAACGCAACAGCATCCTGACCGCAGCGGCCTGGGTACTCCCAGGCCAGTGCGATCGCACTCGGCGCCAGCGCACCGCCGGCGCCGCCACTTCCCCGGAGACCAATCGAATGAGCACCACGACCATCCAGACCGTCGCCACCACCCAACTCGACCCGCGCGACGTGGCCACCATCCATGCAGCCCTGCTGTGCTACCAGTTCCACCGCGTCACGCCCGGCAACCTGCCCGACGAGGTGCACGACGCGGCCACGGCCGACGGCGAGCACGAGCCGCTCACGCACATGGAAACCAGCGAACTGATCGACCTGGTCAACGCCGGCGAACTGATCAAGATCCACACGCAGGGCCACGACTGGGAGGAGACCAGCACCGACATAGGCCTGGCGCTGGACGGCCACGAAGCGGCCCGCAGGGACCAGATGGGATCGATCATCGGCATCCTTGGCGCTGCCGAACACTCGGGGGCCGGCACGCTGCCCCGCTGATGAAGTAGCCCCCGGTCCAGTGATGGCGCCGGGGGCAAACGGGTTTGCTCGCTCTCTCGATCCACCCGCGGAGACGTGATGGCCCCGACGGCCAGCACGGGCGAAGGATAGGCGATGAGCTGGGGTGGTGAACAGGCCGGCCATCCGGAGAGAGCAACCCGGCCCGGCTGGTGATGGCCGGGCCGGTTGGCCTGTTGCAAGCGGCAGCGGGTGCGGCACTCTCTACCCTTCGGCGGCCCACCTGGCCGCCTTGCCGGCAAGTGTTTGGGTTTGCCTGCTGTCGCGTGGCGCGGACTGTAAAGTAAGTGCGCGCTACGTGCAACAGAATTCTTGTGGCTTCGGCTTGCCGTCGCCCTGGGTGAGGATCCCGCGTGGGGCCACCGGCCTGGTCTGCGCGGGCCGCGCCGGCGCATCGCCTGCGGCCTTGTGCGTCTTGTCGATCTCCCGCTGCAGCACCTCCATGCGCCGGGTGATCCGCTGGAACATCGGGTGATCGCTCATCGCCGCTCCTCGTCCGTTCGGTGGTCAGGGTACACCTCGGCAGGCAGACCTGGCGGCCACCCGTCAGGAATCTCCGTGAGACCTCCCACGCATGGCGCGCATCAACAGACGCATATCGGTGGCCGCCTCCGCGGGCCAGCCGGCCAGCCAGTCATCCCGCTCCGGCGGCGCCAGGGTCAGCAGGTGCCGGGCCAAGCACTCTCGGCGCCATTCCTCGCTGCCGCTGTCCACCATGCGACCGTCGTGCAGCGCCACCAGGTGGCTACGCCCCGGGATGTTGATTTTCTCGACCTGTGGTGTAGGCGCCGGCGGCTCGGCCTGCACCACCTGCACCACCTGCATGACCTGCGGCTCTGCGGCCGGCCTGCCGGTTTGCGCTGCACCTGCCGGTTTGCGCCTGGTCGGCTTCTGCGGGGGCGCCGCAGGCGGGGGCGCGCCGAACATGTCACTCATGGCCAGCACCTGGCAGGATGTCAAGCTGGTACTGCACCGGGCGGCTGGTGATGTTCTCTGCCCACCTCTGGGCCTCTCGGTAGTCGTTGCCGTTGCGCCCGTTGATGCGGGCGTGGAAGCTCCAGGCCATGCTGTCGGCCGTTTCCAGCAGGGACCGCACCAGCGGGTCGGCCAGCGCCGTCGTCTTGAGCCCGAAGCCGTGCAGGCGCAGGTCTGGCCTGGCGGTCTTGACGGCCAGCAGCACGGCCGCCACCTGCCGGGGATCGCCGTTGCGCTTGCACACGCTGCCCACGCCAACCCACTGGCCCAGCGCCAGGCGGGCGCCGTACATGCCGATGTGGGCCACGTAGTCGGCCGGCGCAAAGCCCTGCAGGACCGGCATCACGTAGACGCCGGCCGTGTCCTCGGCCAGCAGCGCGTCGTAGCGCGCCACGGTGAGCTGCTGGTGCTGCAGCACGCTGAGCCTTGTCTTCTCCACGATGAACGGCTCACACATCCAGTCCTGCGCTACGGCCGCCAGCAGCCGGCCATTGCCAGCCCAGCGGCGGATCTCGGCCGCGTACTCGGCGACGTCGTGCCGGTAGTGGCCGTGCGTGCTGATCTCGGTGAACGCGCCGCTGTCCATGATCCAGTCGCCCACTGCGAACGGGGCCTTGCGCTTGCGCAGCCGGTTCACGCTCACGAACGCCGCGTCGAAGTGCTGCGCGTCCGATGGCTGGTGCAGGCCTGTGAAGAACCGCATCAGCCGCCGGCGAACAGGTCCGCCACCAGCTTGGTGGCCAGGCCCAGGATCAGTTGGTTGCTCAGCATTTCGCGCCTCCTTGCTCGGCCGGCTTGTCGTGCATGTTCGCGATCGGACAGGGCTCGCCGAAGAGCTTCGCCTCCCGCGCCTCCAGCAGGGCGTGGTGCCATTGCACATCAGCCGGAAGGCTGAGCCAGTCTGCCCACCCAACATGCCCAGGTGCTTTCCGCTCACTCATCCTCTCGCACGTCAGTTGCACACGCTTTTCCGTCGTCATGGTCATCCCAGCGCCGTAGCGCGCTCCCATGCCGCTTCAAGCGCCTCGACCTGCTTCGCGCTCGGCCTGCGCCCAGCTTCGAGTGACCGGCGCAGCGAGTCGATGAAGGTCCGCTCCCAATCGGTCAGGCGCTGCTCCCGCTTCTCGCAGTCATCAATCAGGTCCATGTACTCGTCGGTCCAATGGCTCATGCTTTCACCTCGCAGATTCTCCAAACGATGCCGCCCATGATGAAGGTGTCGCCCACCTGAACCGCGAACGGCTGGGCGCGTGAGCCGACCACGGTCATCGTGATCGAGTTCCAGCGCCCGCGGCCGGCCGGCTTGGCGATGATGGTCACTGGTCGCATCCTTTGCCAATTGCGCCAGGATCGTCAGCGGCCGTGAATCGCTTCCAGTGCACGAAGCCGCGCTCCATGCAGTAGAAGCCCCATTCCCGCACGCGCGGTCCCGTGATGAACAGGGTCCAGCACGGGCCATCGTGCAACTCGACGCGGTGCGGCGACGCGCCCCAGCGGAAGCTGACCGTGCCGGCGCGCCGGATCGTCTTCTCAACGATTCCACCCTCGACGATCCTGTGCTCTGTGTAGGCGCCGCGAAGGATGATGCTGAGCCTGAATAGCCAGGGGTGATCGTGGTGGGCACGGTCATCGTCGCTGCGCAGGAACTGGTGCAGGTAGGTGTTCAGGAGCCGGTTGCGTGGGATGACCCACCAGCGACGCAGGTAGGGACGTTCATGGCCACCGATCACGAAGTCCGGTGGCCGGCGCGTGACGCGCGCAATGATGCGGCTCATCCCATCTCCTCGCGCATGCCGTAGTACGCCAGCAGCATGGCCTCGGCCAGCCCGTCGTCCTTCACCCGGGCGAAGGCATGGGCCATCGCTGGGAACATGCGCGCCGCGGTGGCACGGCTGGCGTTCTTGTCCTGGCCGATCAGCCCGAACTGCTTCTTCCACTTAGCTGGCCAAACCCACAGCACCTGCGCGCCCATGATGTCGGTCACCGCCTCCACAATGCCGCGGCTGCGCATCAAGCTGCCCTCGCTGTGCATACTGGAGTCACGGCCGCCACGGTTGCCTGGGCGCGGACGGATGTCCTCGATCGTCGCGAAGCAGGGCTCACCGGCCGGCACCCACCCGTGCAGTATGTCCAGCAGTTGCCGCCCCTGCAAGCGGCGGCCGGCCGCGGAGTCTGTGGTGGGAAGAGCCGTCACCGCCATATCGCGGGTCCTGCCGTCGATCATGGCTGCCCCGCCATTCAGGCCCAGGTCGATCCCGAGGAAGATGGTCATGCGCATCCCCGCAGCGTCAACCACTCGCTGTAGAAGCCGCCGACAACAGGGCCTTCGACCTTGAACCGGTCCAGCTTGCAGGGCGGCCCCACCGTGCGCGGCGCTGTCTCCAGGCCAATGACTTGGCACGGTTGGCGCTGCGGCTTCGGCTGCCGTGCCGGCCCGCCCAGCACCGGCGCATAGGCCGGCGGTTTCGGCGTAGCCCTGCGGCCCTGGCGCGGCTTCGCCGGAGCGGGCTTCTTCACAGGCACTTGCTGCGCCGCCGCCGCGGCATCGCGCGCTTCCTCGCTGCCGAAGTACCGCGCGAACCCTGGGCGCGAGATGGCCCAGGCCCGACCCTGCTGCACCAGCCGAGCCATCGATCGCTTCACGGAGGCCCGCGTCTTCCCGCTTGCCTCCACGCCTTGGTCGATCGAAACGGGATGGGGGATCATGCGCTTCAGGTACTCGCTCAGGAACTCGGTGCAGCTTTGCTCATCCGGCCTGGCCTTCGCCTCGGGTGACAGGCCGTACCTCACACGCTCGCGCACCCGCTGGCGCTTCGCGGCCTCGATGCCGCGCTGCACCCGGGTGGACTCGTGCCACTCCTCAATCCCGGCCCGCGCCGCATCGCGAGCCGCCGCGGTGGCGAAGTAGGCTGCGAAGTGGTGCAGTGTCACCGTCCACACCATGCCCAGCCTCTTCATCCTCGCCAGCGTGGCCTTCACGGTGTCGTAGTCCCGCCCAACCGCCTGCGCAACCTGGTCGATCTCCAGGCCGACCTCGGACACGCACCGCAGAGCGGCCATCACGCGTTCCATCAACGCCCCGCGGCGTATCGTCTGCTTTGCCATCACAGTGCCTTCCTAGGCGCGTCCTGCGCCTTGCCAGGCACCACGTAGTCGGGCGCCAGGTTGTCGAACTTCGTCATGGGCGCCAGCCACAGCAGCCGCTCCGTCCCGGTGGGCCCGTTGCGGTTCTTGCCGATGATGATCTCGGCCACGCCCGGCTCCTTGGAGTCCTTGTTGTAGTAGTCGTCGCGGTAGATCAGCATGATGACGTCCGCCGCTTCTTCGATGCCGCCGCTCTCCTTCAGGTCGCTCATCACCGGGCGCTTGTCGTTGCGGCCCTCGACGCCCCGGTTGATCTGGCTCAGGGCCACCACCGGGCAGCCAAGCTCCTTACCCAGGGCCTTGAGCGCCCGCGCTATCTCGCCCAGCTCTGTGGCGCGGTTTTCGCCGCCCGCTCCGTCCATGAGCTGGATGTAGTCCACGACGATCAGGCCCAGCTTGCCAACGGTCCGAGCGTGGCGCCGCGCCCGCAGCCGGATCTCGCCAGCCGTCAGGGCCGGCGTCTCGTCCACGTGCACTTGAGCCAGCCGCAGCTTCTCCACCGCCCCGGTGAGGTTGCTCCAGTCCCAATCCTCCAGCCGGCCCGTGCGCAAGCGGCTGTTCTTGATGCGCCCGACCGACCCCACCATCCGCAGCGCCAACTGCGCGGCGCCCATCTCCATCGAGAAGACCAGCACCGGCAGCTCTTCCTTCAGAGCCACATGCTCGGCGATGTTCAGCGCTAGGGACGTTTTTCCCATAGAGCTGCGCGCGGCTATGACGAGCAGATCGGCCGCCTCCATGCCGCCGATCTTCTGGTCCAGGTCCCGAAACCCCGTAGGCGTGCCCGTCACGTCCTTGCCGCCCTGTTCCGCCAGCGCCTGCACGCGGTCCAGCAGGCCCACCACCAGCTTGTCCATGCCCTGCGGCCCGCCCCGGGTGCGCGCGCCAGCCTCGCCGATGGCAAGCAGGCGGCCCTGCGCCTCTTCCAGGAGCGGCGCTGCGTCATCCACGTCCGCCTCGAACGCCCGGGTCGCAGTGTCGTCCGCCGCAACGATGATCTGCCGCAGTACCGCCTTCGCCCGGACGATCTCGGCGTAGCGGCGGGCGTTGGCCGCGCTGGGCACGCTCTGGGCCAGCGCGTTCAGGTAGGCAAGGCCGCCAACCTCGTCGTCCTTGCCTTTGGTGGCCAGGAAGTCGTGCACCGTGACCACGTCGGCCGGCCGGCTCGCCGCGATCAGGCTGGCTGTGGCCGCGTAGATCATCCTGTGCTCGAAGCGGTAGAAGTCCGTGTCGTCCAGCAGATCTCCGACTCGGTCCCAGCAGCCGTTGTCAAGCAGCAGGGCCCCCAGCACAGACTGCTCAGCCTCCATCGAATGGGGCGGCACGCGCAGTCGCGCGACTGCGTCTTCTGGTTCTGGTCGGTTCATTCTGTTCTCTCGAAAACTTGCTTGAAGCCCTTGGCAGTCAGCAGAAAGTCCAGGTCGGCGCGCCAGTTCGCATGGTCACGGCTCTTCGGCGTGCGGCCCATGATGAAGTCGTTGGCCGCGGCCTGGGCAAAGTAGTCGCCGAACCAGGCCGCGCCCTGCTCTGCGGTCTCGGCCCTGCGAACGTCGCCACGCATCGACGTCATGACCCACTTCCACAGGGCCATCATCGCGGCCTTGCGCTGGGCCCACAGCTTCGTCCCCTCCTCTACACGCACCTTCGGCAGGCCTGGCAGGTGCTGGTGGTAGGCCTCGACGATCTTCACGTACGGGCACGGCGGGATCGCCTTGTCCTTCTTCCGCGGCGCCGGCTCTACGCCGCGGGCATCGGCCGCGCCCAGCTCGTACACCGCTAGCAGCGCATCCTGGAAGCTGCACCCCGCTGCCGTCACCTCGCCGAATACGGCCATTGCCTTCTCTGCACTCATGACGTCAGGGTGGGTGTGGTGTCGCGCCGTTTCGGCGCGTCAGGCTCAGGCAGCGGATGCGGGCACCCGCGGTGCGCCCGCTCCAGGCAGCACGATGACACCGCCCCCGTGTTGCGGCTTCCACCGCCCCCGCAGGCGCCGCGGTGATGATAGTTCCCGGGAGCCCAGCACCAGCGCCTCGGGCATTGCGCGTCGAGCGCGTCGTGGCCTTTGACTTTCATTACGCACCTTCTTCAAGATCAAACAGTGTTGGCATTGAGACCTGCTGTTCAGCGGTCTTCAGGTAGTGCACTTGGTCCAGGAAGTAGGCGGCATTCAGCTCTGACCCGCCACCGGTTCGACCCTTCAGGATGGCCCGATATGGCACGGTGCCCAGGCCGCAAAACGGGTCATAGACGCGCTCGCCCTTGTTGCTGTAGCGCTCGATGAGCCGGTCGACGATGTCGAACTGCAGCGGGCAAACGTGCTTCTCCACGGCCCGTCTCGACTGGTCGCTGTTGAGCGTGATCATGCGCATCACGTCGTGCCAAACCTCGCTGTGGTGACTGCCAGGCGCGAGGCTCATGAAGGTCGACGGCAGCGCCCCGCGGGCCAGCAACTCATCGCCGATCTTGACGTGGTGCTCGAAATCGTAGATCCGCCTCAGGCTTTCTTCGGTGAAGAACTTCGCCAGCTTCGCCGGTCCCATCATCGCCATCTCCTCGGCGGACAGGAACCGATTGCCGTTCGATCGCCACAACGCGTGTGCATCCACCTGCCAGCGCGCAAGGCTGTAGTCCGCCTTGGACTTGATCACCGGCACATCGGCATAGCCGCGCGATAGGTCGGTCTGCGGCTTGCGCACGATCACGATGTATTCCGAGCATCCGACGCCCTTGGTCGTGCCGTCCTTGCACATCTCCGTGTAGCCCAGCCGGTAGGTCTGGTTGTTCTCGCGCACGACGTCTGTCACGACCGTGACGAGACCGAGTTTCGGCAAGCCGTGCTTGCGGAAGTGCATCGACGTCTCTTCCAGGAAGTAGTCCTCCGTGGGGAACCCCAGGCCTGTGACGTTGCCGAAGCGAATGCGGTTCTTGACATGGATGCATGCCAGGCGCCCTGGCTTCAGGATCCGGAACAGCTCCGGCGTGAGGAAGTCCATCTGGGCCCAGAAGTGCTCGTTGTCTTCCGTGTGGCCGAAGTCGTTATAGCTGGGGCTGTACTCGTAGTGGTTCGCGAACGGGATCGACGTCACGATGAGGTCGACCGAGTTGTCGGTTTGAAACTTCGCCTCCTCCACGCAGTCGTTGTTCGCCACGCTGAAGAGGTCGCTCTTGACCTCGATGCGCTTCACGCCAATGGAGCGCGCGAGCGTCTCCTGCATGGCCAGTTCGTTCAGGCCGTACTTGCGGATGATGTCGGTCATGGTGGTTTGCATCTCGTCGTGCTGGGCCCATTTCGTCTGCAGGCTGCGCAGCACCTCGCGCTCGGCCTCGGTGTGGACGATGTCGATGCGCACCGGCCGGCTCTGGCCAAATCGGTGCACACGGTGGATGGACTGGATGAAGTCATTGAACTTGAACCCGACCCCCGCAAAAATCTCGCGGTGGCAGTGCCGCTGCAGGTTGCAGCCGCTGCCGGCAATCACCGGCTTGGTCGACAGGATCCGGTGCTTGCCATCGCCGAAGCCGACGATGCGCGCTTCGCGCTCATCCAGCTCCTGCGAGCCCCACACGCTCACCGCCTCCGGCAGCGCCGCCTGGATGGCATGGCGCTCATCTTCCAGGTCATGCCAGACGATGAAGTGATCCGCGGGGTCCGCCGCGACGATCTCGGCCACCTTGGCGATGCGCGAAGGCATGCTGTCTCGCTTCTCCATAGCCGCCGCGCTCAGGCCCATCGCTGGATCCGTGAACATCAGTGCCTGGCCATCCTTCTCGTGGCCGGCCCTGGTGTAGTCGCTCGGCACCTCGTGGTACCGGACATCGAGCGCCGGCAGCACGTAGCCTTCGTCGCTGTGGCCCAGGTCGCTGGGCCGTTGGATGAAGACGGCCCAGCTTGCGACCCACAGCCAGAACTCTTGCACCTTGTGCGGGTACAGGGTCAGGTTGCCGGCCTTCTCGCTGTCGCGCTGGAAGAAGCGCGTCAGCGCCTGGCCGGTGTCCATCACGCCCAGATACCCGGCGTAGTGGATGAGTTCCTTGAACCGGTTCGGGCTTGGGGTAGCCGTGTTCACCAGCTTGAACTCGACGCTCTCGAAGGCCGGCAGGAACTCCTGATAGGTCTTGCTGCCGTAGCTGCGCAGCACGCTCGCCTCATCAAGGTTGGTCGCACGAAACAGGCGCGGCGTGATCTTGCCCTCTCGCACGCTCTCGTAGTTGGTCAGGTAGATCGTGCGCTCATCACCGATCTCGCTGTCCAAGCGAATGAAGCGCAGGTCCAGCGCGAACTCGTCACGGAAGTGTTCGGCAGACTGCAGGATGAACTCCTGCCGCACACCCAGCGGGCACACGTTGAGGCGCAGGCCTGGCCGGTAGATTCCAATCAGGCGGAACCACTCCAGCGCCGTCACGGTCTTGTGCAGTCCGAAGCTCGCAAAGACGGCGCGGCTGCCGCCCTTCGCCGCCCAGCGGACGATGTCCTTCGTGTGCGGCTTGAGCTTCGGGTTCAGCTCTTCGGATTTGACCTCGAAGCCCTTGAAGCTGGCCAGCTTGATCTTCTGGCGCAGGAACGAGGTGTAGTCGTTCATTGGCGTCAGCGGCTGCTGTCCGAGTGGTACCCGACGTGCCCGCAGTCATCGCAGTGACCGTCCCCGCCGAACCAATAGACGATCCCGAACTCGTCGTGGCTGTGGCCGCCGTCAGTGATGATCACGCGGAAGGTGTCTTTCCCGCAGGCCGGGCACTTGGCCACCACGTCAGGGCGCTTCACGTTCGGGTCGATGGATGTCAGGTCTTGCGGCATGTCGGTCGTGTCGTTGTTCAAATGGATCGGATGTGCGCCAGCTCGGCGCCTTCGAGAGCAAGTTCTGTCTCGGTGTGCTGGCAGTGCTCCCACGGAGCGACATGCGTGCAACCGCAGTCGGGTAGGCTGTGGTCAGTGCGATGCGTCGCCACGCCAGGCTTGCTGTCGATCCTGGCTTTGCGATTCTTCATTCTCTGGTGCGATGGCTTCATGAGCTTCTTGCACTCTGCGGCCATCGTCAGCCGAGTCGGTGTGATCCATTGCATGAATGGAGTCAGGTCCTCAACGTCTTGGAGGTACCAAGTCTTCCGGGCCGGATCCCATCGCGCACCCAGTCGCTTTGCCTCGTCCTTCTCTTCGAAGGACACCTGCAGGTTGACTCGCATGGTCAGGCGCTCCGGGCTTCGGTCTTCTTCTTGCTCGCCCGGTGCTTTGCGACCCGCTGCCGGGTCTGCTCTCGGATGATGGCCTTGTTGACCAAGGCGCGGTACTTGTGAGCGTTCAGGACGTGCCATCCGCCCGGGAACCGCTCAATCCTTCGGCCCTCGTTCTCCGGGTCCGCCGAGTCCACATCAGGGTTCTCGAACGCCTTGACCGCCTCTACGGCATCAGGAAGCGCCACGCGGGCCCTGGCCGCAAGGTTCGCGACGCTGGCGAAGAAGATGTTCCCGTCCTCGTCCATGGCCGCCAGGATCGTGATCCACACCAGCCGGTGAGGATCCGGGGCGAGCCAGATCGACGAGTCCAGGATCTTGCTGAAGAGTTTGTTGTACATGAACAAGGCTTCTGATGACGACTGCGTTACTGTATCGATGTGTTCTGCTTTTGAGCTAATTTCCTGCGTGAAAAATGATGGTCCCCCTTGGATCCCCCCCTTAGCCGCGCGGTGTTCTTGCTCCGCTTCCCGCATGAAACTCATGCTTCTGCCTCTGCTCATGCATCTGCTTCTGATGGCGTTAGTCATGCGTTACATGCTCGTTTCACAGAAAAACGTTGCTAGAAGCCACTCGGCGATGAAGTGGACGCACCCATCACCGGCCCGCCAGGCTGAAAACGCTGGACCCCTGCACGGAATCCGCCCAGCACTTGCCCGTGCGGATCTTTCCGACCATGGCCTCGCTGACGCCGGTCTGGCGCGAGATCTCGGCATCGGTGCCGCCCTGGGCGCCCAGGCGCTTGACCTCCTGCACCTGCTCGGGCGTGTTCACGGTGCTGGGCCTGGCCCTGGCTGCCCGGGTCAGAGCGGCCTTGGTCGCCGGGGAGTGCGCGGCCAGGCCGGCCCGACCGCGCTGCCGCATGGGTGAACCAGGCGGACCGGCGTCCAGATGCCACAGGCAGCGGTTGTCGCAGCACGTGCGGTAGACCACCTTCCCAGGCGGAAGCGGGCCGTTCCGGTGCTCCCAGACCATGCGGCGCACCGGGAGCGGACCCTGCCTGCCGCTGGGGTGAATGCCGTTCACGATGGGGTTCGCCCGGTTGTTGCCGGTGCCCATGGCCCCGGGCCACAGCAGGCAGTCGCCTTCCTCGACGCACTGCGCCAGGATCCACTCGGCGTTTCTCTCGCGGATGTCGCTCACCGGCGGGCCTTCTTGGCAGCTCGCCGGGCGCGCTTCGCAGCCGCCGCGTCCAGCTTGTCGAACACCTGCGCCAGCACCCGCAGGGTGGGCGCGCTGGGCTGGTACTTCTTGGCAGATCGACCCGCCCCAGGCTTGGCCGACGCCACGATGCGGTAGAGCGTGCGCGGCGCCAGCCCGTGGCGGTCGGCGAACTCCTGCACGTTGGGTAGGGCTGCCACTCGGTCCCGGATGGCTGCAACGTCTATCGGGTATTTGTCCATGCCGCGGATGCTAAGTCATTCCTGCCACGTGGCGCAATACCCCATAGCGAGACATACCGGACAGTTAGGTGGTTGACACGTCGCCACGTGGCAGGCACATTACGGTCTCTCGCGCTGCAGTTCGTTCCGGTTTCCCCCGGATCACACCGCGGCAAACCCAGAGCACTTCCTGGCAAGTTGGGGCCCGCCGTGGGAACTGCTGCGCGAGACCACCGAGACCACAAGGACCGAAGTGTCTGAACACCCGACCAGCGCGCCGAGCCGCGCGCCTGAAGACGAAGACGACATTGGAGCCGGCTGGGCCGCCTACAAGGCCGCGCGCCAGCAGAAGCGGCGCGAGAACATGGCGTCGTCCACCGCTGAGCTGCAGGCCAGAGGAATCCCGTTCACGTCGCACAACAATGGCGTGCACCTCGTGGTGGCGGGCGAATGGGACTTCTGGCCAAGCACCGGGCTGTGGATGTCCAGGCAGGCCGGCCCCAACGGTAGGAAGCGCGAGGGCCGCGGCGTGCTCAAGCTCATCGCGAGGATCAAGCCGTGAGAATCGCCAAGCCCTTCGTGCTCACCTTCATCGGCCTGCGCGCGCGCGGCCTCACCATCTTCGCTGCGCTTGCCCAGGCCGTGCGGCATCACCTTCACACCAGGAGAAAGTAATGGGTCAATCAACCAACGCGGAGATCAACTTCGGCGTGATAGTCGGCTGCGAGGACGAAGAGTTGCCTTGGAACTCTGAGGATAACGGTCTGTACTTCGAGGAATGGTGGCGCAACGTCAGCGGGTTCAAGCACAGCGTGCCGAGCCCGTTTGATGCCGCTGGGAACTACCTCCCAGGCTTCAATGAACACTCGCCGCAGGTCAGGGAGTACTTCGCCGAATCGCGCGCGTGGGACGCTGCCAACCCGCCACCGGTTGAGTTGGTGAACTGCTGTAGCGCCAAGTGCCCGATGACCATGCTTGCTGTTCCTGGCTCTGGGTCAGTGGCGCTCCGAGGCAGCCCCACCCACATTGACCCGGCGGCCCTTGTTGTGAAGCCTGAAGCCGTTGAAGCGCTGCTGAAGTTCTGCAGCGACCACGGCATTGAATACGACGGCCAGCCCGGCTGGTTCCTGACGAGCTACTGCGACTGAGCGCCATGAGCACCACCACAACGATCGACGCGGCCGGCACCACCGTGTCCGACCCGCTGCAGGAGACCGCGCGCCACGCTGTGGCCATGGCAGGGACTGGCCAGGTGGTGCACCAGCAGCACCAGCCTGCCACGGGCGCCGGCATGCTGATGCGCATCATCGAGACCGCAGCCATGCGGCCGGACATGGACTTGGCGCGCATCAACGGACTGATCGACGTGTACGAACGCTGGCAGCGACGCGAGGCCGAGAACGCCTACAACGCCGCCTTCGCCGCCTTCAAGGCCGAGGGCGTGCACGTCATTCGAAACAGGACGATCAAAGACGGCCCGCTGAAAGGAAAGTCGTACGCCGATGCGTACGCGTGGGTGGACGGCATCTCCGAGGCCATGTCGCGCCATGGGCTCAGCTTCAGTTGGCAGATCCTGGAAGACGCGCGGGATTGGATCCGCGTTGAGTGCCGCGTGCGCCACGTGCTGGGCCACAGCGAGGCCGTGCCGTTCGGTGGGCCGCCTGATGAAGGCGGAGCGAAGAACAAGATGCACGCGCGGGCCAGCACGCTTTCCTACCTGGAGCGATACACCTTGAAGGCCGTGACTGGCCTGGCCGAGGAAGACGATGAAGCCGATGACGATGCAGGTGCTGACCGCATGCGCACGGAAGACCGCAGGCGTGGACCGCCCGATACACCGCCAGAGCCGCCACCGCCTCCAGTCGCACCTCCGGAATACACCGACGAAGAGTTCGCCGAGAAGCTGCCGCCGTGGGTTGACCAGTTGACCATCCCCAACGAGAAGAGCGGCAAGTGCATCGCGCCTGAGCGGCTGATCGCCTTCATCGAGTCCAAGGGCAAGCGCTTCACGCAGGCCCAGAAGGAAAAGCTCACCTCCTACAAACCGCCGTTCTGACCACCACGAGAGACCATGGAACTTCACAGCTTCACCCAGGGTTCGCCAGAATGGCACGCCCACCGCGCCAACCACTTCAATGCCAGCGATGCTCCAGCGATGCTTGGCTTGTCGCCGTACAAGACGCGCCAGCAGTTGCTGCACGAGATGCACACCGGCGTGCCCGAGGAGCACAGCGACGCCAAGCTGGCACTGTTCGAGCGCGGACACAGCGCCGAGGCTCTGGCCCGGCCGCTGGCCGAGGAAGTCATCGGCGAGGAACTGTCTCCGATGGTGGGCTCCGATGGCCACCTGTCCGCCTCGTACGATGGCCTGACCCTCATCGGCGACGTGGCCTTCGAGCACAAGCACCTGAACCAGGACCTGCGCAACGTCATGCAGCCGGGCTGCAAGGGCTCCGACCTGCCGATGCACCACCAGGTGCAGATGGAGCAGCAGTGCATGGTGGCCGGCTGCAGCAAGGTTCTGTTCATGGCGTCTGAGTGGACGGCCGATGGCAAGCTGGTTGAGGAGCGCCACTGCTGGTACAAGCCCAACAAGGAACTGGCCGCCAAGATCCTGGCCGGCTGGGCGCAGTTCGAGGCCGACCTGGCCGCCTACCAGCCGGCGCCGCCACCGCCGCCCGCGCCAGTGGTGGAGGTGATCGAAGCCCTGCCGGCGCTGATGATCCGCGTGGAGGGGAAGGTCACCAGCTCGAACATCGGCGTGTTCAAGGAAGCGGCGGCACGGTTCCTGGCCGGCATCAAGACCGACCTGAAGACCGACGACGACTTCGCCAACGCCGCCCAGACCGTGAAGTTCTGCCAGGACGGCGAGGACCGGCTGAAACTGGTGAAGGAGCAGGCGCTGGCGCAGACGGCCAGCATCGACGAGTTGTTCCGCACGGTGGACCACATCACCGAGCAGTTGCGGCAGAAGCGGCTGGCGCTGGACAAGCTCGTGACCGAGCGAAAGGCGTCCATCCGCGTCGAGATCGTGCAGGAGCACCAGAAGCTGCTGGACGAGTTCGTGGCCGGCCTGAACACGCGCCTGGGCGCCACCTGGATCGGGCGCACCGTGGACGGCTTCGGCGAGGCCATCAAGGGCAAGCGCACCGTGGAGAGCGTGCGCGCCGCTGCCGGGCAGGAGCTGGCGAACCAGAAGCTCAAGCTGCAGGCCGTGGCCAACCTGCTGACCGACAACCGCGCAGCCCTGAAGAACGGCGAGGAAGACTGGATGTTCCTGTTCGCCGACTTCGCCCAGATTGGCACGAAGCCGGCCGAGGACTTCAAGGCTATTGCCGATGCGCGCATCGCTGCGCACAAGGCCGAGGTGGAGAAGAAGCGGTTGCAGGAGGAAGAGCGCAAGAAGCGCGATGCCGACGAATCCGAAGCGCGTCGGGTGGAACAAGAGAAGGCTGCTGCGGAAGTGGTCAACGCCCCCGTTCCGGCACCTGCCGTGGCCGCCGCGCCGGCCCAGTCCGACCTGCTGAGCGCCACGCCTCCGACCAAGAAGCAAGTGGTGTTCGTCAGCCCTGCCTACCAACAGGCTGTGGCGCAGCGTCAGTCGTCCGAGGTTCCAAAGCTGAAGCTGGGCGACATCTGCGCCCTCTTCGGCTTCACCATGACCGCTGACTTCGTGCGTGAGACGCTGAAGGTTCCCCACCGCAACACCGCAGGCGTTGGCAAGCTCTACTACGAGTCCGACCTGCCTCGCATTGGCAAGGCCCTGCTGGCGCACATCCAGGCCAAGCTGGACGTGCAGTCGCCGTTCTGACCATGCACTTTGACACCTTCGAGGCTTTCTCGAAAGCCGTCTACAAGCGCGTCGGGTTCGTTCCATGCGATCTGCACGACGCGTTTGAACATATCAACCGCCGCGCACTGAGGGGCGGCCAGCGGGACCTCGTCAAAGACCTCTCTGATGCCACAAGCTCCGCGACAGGAATGCTTTGCAGGCTGACCGAGGCGGCCTTCTACGTGCACGAGGTTTCAACGTCTCACAAGGCGCCGGGTGATGACCTTCTCGGCTACCGAATAGAAGAGGCGCGCGAGAAACTGATTCCGGGGTGGCAGATCGTCATACAGGTGGCCGCCGGTCGAACGTACGTAATGCTGGTTGACCCGCAAGACAACCAGGTGGAGTTCCCGTCCAGGAGAGAGACTTTGTCCGAACAGGTGACAGACGCGCTCCTGTATGCGGAGCGGCCGGAAGAGAAGAGGCGGAAGCCGGTGCTGTACACGGAAGATCCAGACCATGGAGACTAACCGTGCCAACCATGAATAGAACTGGCTTCAAACGCAAGACGATGGAGCGCCATCGCACGGTGCACACGCCAGGCACAGGCCGCGGCGTGCACGCGCCGTCCACGGGCGCTGTGGTGGACGTTCCGAAGCGCGTAGCCGTGCGCAGCCCGGTGCTGCTGGTGGCCTGCCGGGCGATCCCGTGCCAGCACTGCTTCGTGTCGGACGGCACGGTGTGCGCCGCACACAGCAACTGGGCCGAGCACGGCAAGGGCGGCCGGCAGAAGGCCGACGACAACCGCGTGGCCTCGCTGTGCCACCGCTGCCACAGCGCCCTGGACCAGGGCTCGCGCATGAGCGGGGAAGAGCGCCGGGCGATGTGGGATGCGGCGCACGCGCGCACGGTGGCTGCGCTGGTGGGTGCCGGGCTGTGGCCGGCGGTGGTGCCGGTTCCTCCGGAGTGGGAGACCGTAATTGCTGACGGAGTGATCGTTGAAATCAGAAGGGTTGCAAGCCAATGTTCGACTTGAAGATCATGCCGGTAGAGTGGTGCGGGAAGATCGGCTCCTGCCAGGCGCACCCCAGCGGGTATGCCAGCGCGCTGAAGAGCCGCTGGTCCTACAGCGACCCCAGCCAGGACCAAGTTGCTGACTACGCTCTGGCGCAGCTCGATGCGGCCCGGCACGACGACATCGCCGCCCACGAGAAGAACGCGCCGGCACTGGAGAACAACAAGCTGATCGTGGCCCACATCACGCAGTTGATGGAAGCGATCGGCATGCCGCGCAGCCATCGCGTGCGCGACCACAAGTCGCGGGCCCGGTACCCGAAGTACGACACGTTGCCGGCCGGGTACCTGGCCGACCTGCAGCGCGAGGTGAAGACCGACGACGGCTTCGCCGGCGCAACCAGCAGCTACGAGCGCATGCTGGCCCAGTACCAGGCGTTCAAGGCCCAGGCCGCACAGGCTGCCGAGCAAGCGCAGCGCGAGCGAGCCGCCGCCGCAGAGCGTGAGAAGCAGGCCAGGCTGGCGAACGTGGAGCTGGCCGAGATCATCCTGCGCTACGGAATGGACCGCGAGTCCGACTGGCAGGACGTGCTTGAGGCCCTATGCGAGAAGCACCAGCGCGCCGACCTGGCCGTGGCCATGATGAACGTCAGGAACGATTGGAACGACGGTCCCGATGAGGTGAGCAGGGCCATCGACAGGTTCACCATCGAGACCAACGAGGACAAGGACATTGCGAACAGCGTGATGAGCAACCTTGGCGACGGGTGGGATGGCGACGGCCGATGCTTCCGTGACTGCGAGTGGAACTATGACAGGCTTCTGTCCAGCGTCACCGACAAGCAACTGGTGGCCGACGTGACGACGGCGTACGCGCGCGTCAACAACGACTGACCATGAGCGATGAAGCGCCACTCGTGCGACGGTTCGTTCTGAACAGCGACGGCGCCGCCCAGCAACTGCTGGAGGTGCTGCGCATGCGCAAGGACCTGGCCAGACGTGGACGGTTCCTGCAGGTGGTGGTATCGACCTATGCGCCAGACCGCCGGGCGGACCAGAACAGGAAGATGTGGAAGGCCTACCTGGAGCCCATCGCCCAGCAAGTACGGCTCGATGGCTACTGGAGCACCGCGGAGAGCTGGCACAAGGTGATGAAGGTGCTGCACCTGCCGGAGATCTGCGCCAAGGGAATCGTCAAATGGAAGTACGAGGCCGACGAACGTGTACTGCAGATGAGCACCGGCGACCTGAACGAGGAGGAATTCGAGGTCTACCTTCACACGATCGGCAGCTATGCCACCCACGACCTCGGGGTACGGCTGCCAGCAAACCCGCGTGACATTCAAGGCACGCACTTGGAAGAGAAAAAGGACCACGAATGACCCAGTTTGCCATCCTGAACCAGCACGGGGCCAAGTGCCTCGGCGTGTCGAAGCGGGAGGAGTTCCACGGCGATGACCTCGTGGACGCCATGACCGTGCGGATCCGCATCACCACGTCCTGCATGGAGCTGGACCAATGGTTCGGCCGCCAGGCCCGCCTGCAGTGGTACGAGCACAATGACACCCAGACCATGCCTGGCGTGGATCCCGTCACCACCGAGTTGCGCGCGCCCATGTTCCCCGGACCGCACAAGATGACCTACCAGGGCGTGGGCTACATGTTCTCCATGCGCCGCGGGGCGGGGCACTCCAAGGCCCTGGCCGTCGAGTTGAGCGGCGCCGACCTGAAGAAGTTCACCCTGGACCCGAAGCAGGGAGGCAGTTGCGTGCTGGACTTCTCTGTGAACGTGGCCGGCCTGGACGACGAGACCATGGGCCGCATCAACGGCATGAGCGGGCGCGATGTGGAGGTGATGTTCGCACCGCCGGCTGTGCAGGATGGAACGATGCCTGAGAGCCAGGCCGGCCGTGGGAAGAAGGACTCCAAGGTCCATAGCGCCCAGGGCGCGCTGATCGTCGACCCCGAGGCCGCCGGCAAGCCCGCGGACGCCACCGGCGCCTTCCTGGACGCCCACGGCGAGAAGCCGATGAGCGAGGAGCCCAGCGCAGGCAATGCAGGCGCATTGGCAACTGCGGCCATTGGGCGCGCCAAGACCAAGGGTCGCGGGCCCAAGTAGGCCAGCCAGACGATCTTTCACTACGGGGCGCGGCGACCGATAAGGAACGACCGGACAAGCACAGAGCCACCCGGCCGACCCACCAACCACTTGAACAGGGCACGCTGCGCGCCCATGAGCGCGGCACTTTTCCACCACGCAGGAGCTTTCCATGACCGACCCCACCACCCACCCCGAGGCCCCCAAGCACTCGACCATCACCCTCACTCTGACCCCGGACAGCAGCAAGGTCCACGGCTACGGCTACGTGCCGGAGACGCAGACGCTGGCCGTGCGATTCAAGGGTTTCAGCGACGGCAAGCCGGGACTCTTCACCTACCACTATGCGAACGTGACTCCGGAGATGTTCGCTGCGCTGGAGTCCGCCGAGTCGAAGGGGGCACACGTCAACGCGGTGTTCGTGAAGACGAAGTACCCGTTCGACAAGTTGCTGGCCGAAGCGCCGGCCGCGCCAGTGGCCACCGAGCACGACCCGCTTGAAAGCTGAGCGTCCAGGCTATGCGCAACATGAGCTTTGCCCTGACGGAGCAGCAGGTGCTGCAACGGACCAAGAGCGTGACGCGCCGCCTGGGCTGGCTCATGCTGCAGCCCGGCCACCTCGTGCAGCCCGTGCTCAAGGGCATGGGCCTGAAGCCGGGCGAGAAGATCGTGAGGTTAGGCTCGCCAATCCACATCGTCAGCGCACGTCGCGAGCCGCTGCGACGGATGCTGGATGACATGGGTTATGGCAGCCGAGAGTGCGTCCTGGAAGGCTTCGTGAAGATGCACCCCGTGGACTTCGTCGAGATGTTCTGCAAGACGCACCGCAACTGCACGCAGAACGCCATCATCACCCGCATCGAGTTCGCCTACACCACATGATCAACCTGGACGGACCCGAGGCAGAGCTGGCCAAGCACGACCTGGCCGAGGCCGCGATGGGCCTGCGCGCCAAGCTGCACGAGGTGCGCAAGCGCTCCACCGACAAGCCCCGCGTCCGGCTTGGCAACGCCTACGTGGCGCTGGCGATTGAAGACGCCGCCGTCGCTCTGGAGCGCAAGTTGGCCGGCATCAACCCTGAGAAGGAAAGAACCGAGTGAGCTACCAGCCGAACCATGGGTCCGTGGCAAGCCGCGTCATCGCCTACCTATCCAGCAAGCCGCCCGGCTTCACGGCCACCAACGCCGCCCTGTCGCGGGAGCTTGGTGCGCCCGCAGGCTCGTTTGCAGGAAATCTGAACATGGCCGTGAATGCCGGTCTGGTTCACAAGCAAGCCGGTGACGGCCGCGAGATGGTGTGGGCCCTGGGTCCACGCATGGCGCAGCCGGCCGTCCAGACCGAGATGCCGACAGAGCATGACGATCCGGCCGAAGCTGAAGCCGAATCTGTCAGCGTCGTTGTTGCGCAGGAGCCGGCCAGCGATACCGAACTGGTCGAGCAGATCAAGGATGCGTGTCCATCGCCATCCGCCACCACGACTGCAGCCCCTGCGTTCGCGTGCGCGCTCTTCAACGACGGCCGCCTCTACCTAGAACTCGGAGACGAGACGATGACCCTGCAGGTGGAGCACACGCGGTCGCTCCTCGCCTACCTGGAACGCGTGGCCATGCCGTGAGCAAGGTGCCGCCTGCGCCATGGACCATGCAGAAGCTGCACGTCGCCTTCGGCGAGGTTCCTGACGCGCTGACATTCATCGTGCTGCCGAAGTCCCGGCGCGCGAACAGCGGCCAGGTCTGGCAGGTGATGAAGGTCCGAGGGCGCACGCTCCACTGCATGGTGCTTCCGCAGGATCACGATTTCAGCAATGAGCCTACCGACACGCCGATGGTGTGGTGGCAGTGGGCAACACGGAAAAGGAGGCCATGATGGCCACGACCAACGACAAGCAGAAGCAACAGCACCTGGCCACCCTGGCCGATGCCTTCTTCGAACAACTGGTGATGCTGGAGTGCGAATACGGCGCACCGGGCCTTGACCCGAAACGCCCGTTCGGCAACAGCGATGTGGAGCGGGACATCCTCGTGCTCCTCGACATCGACCCGGAAGGCGATGACGGCGACGCCGAGTGTTTCTCTTCGCGGCAACGTGAGTACGCGGCGGATCTGTTCAAGGTCCAGTTGATCCCGTTCCTGCAGAAGGCGTGGGTGAAGCGCAAGGACGACCTGCAGGCCGACCTGGTGGAGGAGCGCAACCGCATCGCATCGATGCGCACCGAGTGGGCGGACGAGGTCGAGATCCTCGTTGGTAAGGTCAACGCGGGATCCGCCCAGACCCGGCACGCCGAGGCTGAAGCCGCGAAGTCGGAGCGCCGGGCCATCGAGTTCGGCGACGCGCTGCACCGGAACATCCTGGCGATGCGGGCCGCATTGGCCGACTGCCACCGGCATGGCCCATCTCATGGCATGCATTGGATCGTCAACACGCTGGCCGGACCAGGCCAACTACCAGACGCTGACGACGTTGCGCTTGGCGGCCAGGCGCTGTTCGACAAGGAAGTGGCCGAGCACGAGGCGTTCAGATCCGCCAACCCTGGGCCTGTCGCACTGCGCGATCTTGGCGCCGCATTCGAGGCCGAAGCCGGTAGCACTGGCGATCTGAGCGCAGACGAAGCTGGCCTGTCCGCGTGCGTGACGTGCGGCGTTCCGGCTGGGGTGCATGCGGAGGCACCGCCAGTTGACATGCTTGCCGTGTGCAAAGCGCTCGGGTTCGACCCGACCAACCACCACAACGCGGCGAAGTGCCCATACTGCCGGCCCGCCCCGCGCGACACCGCTGCCATGCTGGCAGAGCACATGCGCGAGGTTGATAGGCTGGTTGCTCTGGCCGATCGGTGTGTGGAAGACCAAGAACTCACATTGGCGACGGAGGCGATAAGGGCCAGCGCCAAGCGCATGCTGGGGATCCTGTGACGCAAGACGAACCAACCTCGCCAGCCGACGCGGACACGCTTCCGCCAGACGGCAAGCCTGTCGCGCTGAATACACCGCACGCCAGGGCAATGCTCCGGGCCCGGTTCGCAGCGCCGGAGTGGGCCCTGATGGAAGAGGTGGCGCCCCGCACCGGTGGCGGCACGCGCATGGCCGACGCGGTGGCAATGAACCTGTGGGCCACCCGCGGCTACGCCCTGCACGGCTTCGAAATCAAGACGGGCCGAGGGGACTGGCTGAAGGAACTGAAGGACCCGTCCAAGGCCGAGGCCGTGGCCACCTACTGCGATTACTGGTGGCTGGTGGCCCCGGCCGGCGTGGTGAAGGATGGGGAGTTGCCGCTTGGCTGGGGGTTCTACGAACTGCGCGCCGGCGGCCTGCTGCAGCGTGTCGCCGCGACGAAGCAGGAGGCGAAGCCAGTCACCCGCGCATTCTTCGCGTCGCTGATGCGGCGCGGCCACGAGCGGCTGGAGAGCATGGCCGCCGAGCGGGTACACGACGCCATCACCACAGCCCGCGCCGAGGTCCGCAAGGACGTGCAGCGCCTGGTCGAACAGTCCACCCACCGGCACAAGGAACTGCAGGACAAGGTGGCCGAGTTCGAGAAGCAGACCGGCATCCCGCTGGGCGGGTACGGGGCGCCGCCGGCGTCGGTGATCGCCCTGGCCAAGAAGCTGCAGGTGCTGTCAGGCTGGAGTGGCGACAACCCGACCGGACGGCTGGAGAGCATCGCCAAGGACCTGGACCGCGTGGCCGAGCAACTTCGCAAGGCCGCGGCCGACACCGGGCTCGCTGAATGACCGGACCAACTACGAGTGATCTCGACTGGAGCGACGTATGAAGCGATGGAAGTGGACCCGCAAGCGCTACGAGCACGCCCGCCGCCTGTCCAGGCTCATCGGTGCGCTGACCAGCCTTCCAGACCAGGCGCCGCGCATCGTGCAGGCGTACTGGGACTTGATGCGACCCTTGGACCAGGCGCACGACCCTATGAGCTTCGGCTGGTGGTACCGAGACCTGCACAGCCGCCTCGCCATGCGCAAAGACGATGGCATCCCCTTCTGACCGCGGCAGCGGCTGGCTTCCCATCGGCGCGATCGTCCTGGTCGCGTTGGTGCTCATCGAAATTCTCTGGCCAACGAAGGACCAACCTTGACCACCCTACCAACCTTCATCACCTTCACCGGAGCCGACGAGTGGACCGACATAGGCCGCATGCAGGCGCTGGCGGACCTCTACCCCATCGAGTGGGGCATCCTCTTCAGCCCGAAGAGACAGGGCATTGACCCGCGCTACCCGCCGATGACTTTCGTCCGCAAGCTGGTCAACGCCATCGGTCTGCATCATGACCTGGCCGCGCATCTATGCGGCGACCACACCCTGCACGTGATCGACTCACACGCCCTGCCGGTGGACCTGGACGAGATGCTGCTGTATCACTTCGGCCGGGCCCAACTGAACGGTGCGCCGGTGCACGCGGCAAAGCAGATCAGCACCTGGGCCGCATGCCGCAACGTGGGTCCTGTGATGCAGTGCGCGGATGGCTGGCCATCCGCAACGTCGGTTGACTGGCTCTACGACAAGAGCGGCGGCCGCGGCAAGGTGCCGGCGTCGTGGCCCGCTCACCCGCCCGCAGGCCGACGCATTGGCTTCGCCGGTGGCCTCAACCCTGAGAACGTCGCCCAGCACGTTGAGGCCATCGCCGGCTCGCGCGACATGACCTACTGGATCGACATGGAGAGCGGCGTGCGCGACGACGACAACCGCTTCAGCCTGGACAAGTGCCAGGCCGTGTGCGAAGCCGTCTACGGGGTGCGGACATGAAGCGCTCCGCAGTCATCAGCGGTTGCGGAGCGTTCCGCTACGTCCTCACCCGCAACTGGACAGACGACGACACCAGCGTGTTGCTGTTCGTAATGCTGAACCCCAGCACCGCTGATGCGGACATCGACGATCCAACGATCCGCAAGTGCATCGGCTTTTCGCAACGCCTGGGCTATGGTGGCATCGAGGTTGTGAACCTGTACGCCTACCGGGCCACGGACCCCAAGGCATTGAAGGCGGCCGGGTACCAGGTCGGCCCTGACAACAACCGGTACACCATGGCCGCCATCAGGCGAGCACACAATATCGTGCTTGCATGGGGCGCCAATGCGCGCGGGATGATCAGGCCTGACATCGTGCTGCGCATGGTGCGCGAGGCCGGGGTCACGCCGATGGCCCTGAGACGCCTTGCAGACGGGGTACCAGAGCACCCGCTGATGTTGCCCTACAGCTGCACGCTGCAGCCGCTCTAGTGCCGCCTCAGCGCGTCGAAGGAGCGCTCGCAGGCAACGCCGGCGGCGCGGGATCGGTCGGCGAAGTCAGCCAGCTCTGCCGCAGTTGCGTCAGCCCTTTCGAGCACCCCTGCGAGCACACCGATGGGATCTCCGTCCCCTGCGGCTGGCGCGCTTCCAGCGGCAGGGGCGGCACGGGCAGCAGCAACGGCGCCGGCGAGCCGCACCCGCAGACCGTGGCCAGCACGATCAAGATCAGCCCGGTCAATGCGCAGGCGCGCCAGCTCTTCCAGGGTTCGTGCATGGCTTTCCTCCATGCGGCTGCGCAGGGCCGCCTCTTCACGTTGGGCTTCTTCGACTGCGGCCACGCGCTCGCGCTGGGCGCGGGCATCGCGCCAGTCCCAACCGGCCCACCCGCCCAGGCCGGCGGCGCCAAGCACCACCAGCAGGCCGCCCAGCAGCGCCTGGCCGTTCAAGCCTCGCTCCGGCTGAAGTCGGCGTTGAGCATCGGCAGCGGATCGTACTGGCGGTCGCCCACCGGCACCCGGTAGCCCAGCACGCGGTCGAAGCTGAAGGCGGCGATGCACACGCTGTCACCCTGGTTTCCTCCGAGCGCCGCGAGGCCTCCTGCATGGGTGCGGCCAACGGCCAGCGCCACGTGGCCACCGCCGTCGCGCCCAAACACCACCACGCAGCCCAGCACGGGCTCCGTGAGCGGCCGACCCCAGTCCAGCCAGTTCTTGGCCCGCCAGCAGGCCTTGGGCGGCGCGTATCCGGCCTGCGTGAACCAGGCGCCGCATGCCGCCCCACACCAGGGGGTGGCGTCGTCGCTGAATGGGGCCTTGAGCAACTGCCACATCCTCACGATGGCCGGCGCGCTGGCCGCGCCAGGAACCTCACGCAGGCCCAGGTCCAGCCGGGCATTCGACAGCCAACTGGGATCGCTCATGACCGCCCCCGCCGCGTTCCGTCAGGGGCCCGCCAGCGCCATCGGTGCGCGCTCAGGAGGAGGAAGATCAGCACGCTCGTGACCAGCACCAGCGCGCCCACCTCGCGCCGCGACAGCATGTCGATCACCCAGCCGTGGGCCCCGAACTCCCTGAAGATCTCCCAGTTCGGCGACCAAACCAGCACCGAGAACAGTCCGGTGGCCAGGACGAAGTGTTGGATGACCACCGGCACCCTGGTCTCGCCCGGCCGCATGACCGTGATTCGGCAGATCACTGACCAGATGCCGGCCGCCGCGACGCCCATGGTGAGCAACGCCAGCGGCGTGATGAGTTCGAAAAGATTCATTGGGGCTCCCTGAAACTCTGGTCGAAGCGGCGCCGCACGATGCCGCCGACCCACCTGGCGATTGTGAGCCACGTGTGCCCCACCGCCGGAATTCCGAAGGCCACGAAGAACAACAGTTCGAACGGGGTCCTGTGCAGTTGCGGGGCCAGCCAGTTGGCGCCCAGGCTGGCTCCGCCGACCGTCACGCCGAAGGACACCGCCACGAACCAGGCGGTTTTGATCCGGCGGCTGTGATCATCCGGGTCGAACTTCAGCCGCCACACGCCCACCAGCACCCCGAAGAACCAGCCGAAGACGATGAGCATGTAGGCGCCAAGGAACGGGCCGATGACTGTCCCGGTAGCCCAGACGGCGAAGCCGATGGCCACGTTCTCAATGGTTGGTACCTTGTCCATCAGGCGCGCTCCGAATGCGGATCAACAACACGAGCCCAATGAACAGGCCGACGACGGAGAGCGGGAACTTGAAGCGGGCGTCGCACTGGTCCTGACCAGGCGACACCTCCCATTGTTCGAATAGCCACAGCAGGCTGCAGCCGGCCGTCAGGAGCCACAAAACCGCGAGGTAGGAGCAGACCAGCACAAACTCGGTTGCGCGGCGCTGCGAGGCCGCCAGCAGGCCCAGCAGCGCCGCGGTGAAGACGGCGCCGGTGGCATTCCACGCGTCCGCCTGGGCCCAGGCCGGAGCCCACTGCCACATGAACTGCGCAGCCATCCCGGCCGCCAGCAGCCACAGCGCCGTCACCTTCACTTCGGGGTGGTGGGCCGCGGGCCGCCAAGCACCACCAGCATGGCCTGCCTCATGGTCAAGGCACCCTTGACCCGCCAGGCCGCCCACGCCGCTGTTGCTACACCTGTGCCTAGGCACCACAGAATCGTTTCCATCGCTCACCTCATTCATTGATTACTAGATTGTGACCTACTGGCCCGTACTAATTACTCTACATACCTACCCAACCACTACAGAAACGGATGCCGTACCGTTGTCTGCTGTAGATGGCTGACTGGACGTAAACTGGCCTACTAATGTTTGCCCAGAGTTTCTTGCTATACGGCAGACAGCTAAACGGTTATCTGTAACTGACGACGGAGTAGATAGTGTCCCGGACAATGGAGTCATTGTCATTGGCGTCCCTACGTTCGCAAGGATGATACTTGATGAAGCAATACCAATCTGCCCGTTAGATGTGGCAGCAACCGTCGCCCACGGTAGTAAATTGGTAGTTGCGCTGCTCTGGTTTGAGGTTGCAAATGCAACTACGTCGGCCGGAGCAAGTAGTCCCCTATATGTATTGATATGCGCAATGAACCTACCAGCAGACGCTTGCGTCCACGTCGGAGACGACCCAGCATCACCGCCAACAGCGGTCCTCTTATAGACTGACGTTATTTGGGTAACGGTACTATTCGTGCACGTCGATGTGGCTACCAGTGTCCAACCAGATGGCGGCGTCAACGATGACCTGTGCATGATGAATGCAAGAATCAGATCACCAGTTACTGTAAGCGCTGGGATAGTCTCTGACACCGTAGTGGAAGAAGTCTGTATCGTAGTTCCTGACGCATCCACAAAAATTACAACCGCATCGCTTTGTCGAACGTTCAAATATTCAACACTGAATTGTCTCAGCGTTATTGTGTTTGACGCGCTTGCTGAACTCCATTGTGCCGTTGCTGAAACTGATGCGGCGGTGTTTGTGTCCACTGTTATAGGTCCTGTGCTGAACAGTGAAACCACAGTAGTCGTTCCTACTGCAGTTGAGAACAACATGACTCCATGCGCCTCTACAGTGCCAGATGACCCAGTGCTCATTAGACTGACACGAAGCTCAGCGTTCCATCCTCTATTCGATATTCCGCTTCCCATTGTTACGCTGCCACTGGAGGCCAGTGTCACGGAGCCAAGTAGTATGTTTACACTAAGAGTCGGGGTACCTGTGGTGCCATATGTACCGGCCAGCCTTATTACTATAACGTCGCCAACTCTAGGTAATGAGAAGCTATCAAATAGAAGCGAAGATACAGATGCGAACGACACCACTGATGTGCTATTAGAGATAGTGTCTGTCGACGGTTGGTTTTCCTTGCTGTAGGACAATGAAGTGAATATGTCGCGGCTGCTCTTCCAAACAATTCCAAGTGATTTAGATGAATCTGCAAACAGAATCTGCCCATCATCGCCAACCCCGAGATCGGCCGGCGCTGATCCATCGTGAGTTAGTAGATCACCCTTGTTACTAAGAGGTATATCAACAAGATCCGACAATCCAGATGCGCCCACCTGCTTGTTCTCTTGTGGGCATGTGTCAAGGACCTGGAATATGGTTCCCACAGGAAGATCTGTGAAAGCCCATCCGCCGCCATCGTCATCCCACTCAGCAAGCTGGCCGGTGTGCCCGGACCAAGCGCCTGTCGCTCCGGCCGGCACGTAGTATCGGTCGCCGTTCTGAGGGCCTGGGCTGCCGCTGGGTGGCGTGGTGGTGGTGGCGCTGATGACGGCGGGCGTGTCGTCGTCGTCCAGCGCCGGGGTATCCACGTTGGGCGTGTCGCCTGGCGCGGGCACGATGGACAGGCCCGTACCGGTGGAGTACTGGAAGATGTCCTCGATCGCCTCGATCGTGATCGTGTTGTCCTGCAGCGTGCCGCGGCCGATCTTGAGCGCACGGAACACGCGCTCGGTGCAGTCGCGCTCTGGCCACGTGAAGCGGAACAGGTCCTTGACGCTCAGGTCCCAGGCCGCCCGGTTGATCGTGAACTGGATCTTGGTCAGCGGCATAGACCGTGCCGCCAGCTCGCGGCCCAGCGTGGCGCGCGCGATGTCGTGGTTGCGGATGCCAGGGAACTCGACGATCTCAGGGATCCGGCTGCCCTGCGCGTCCACGTTGCCAAGGTCCTGCGCGCTGATGGCCGTGGGTTCCAGCGAGGCCGGATCCGTGTAGATCACGGTCACCTCGTTGACCGTCTCGCCCCAACCGCGGCGCTCGAAGCGACGCAGGTCGATCACGTTGGACTGGTCAAAGAGCGGCAGCGTGGAAGCGTCGTAGCCGCCACGGAACAGCGTCAGCCGGTACTTGCCGGTGTCCAGGCGCAGCGAGAGTGACCCGTTGACGTGGTTCAGCACCACCTGCAGGAACTGCTCGATGCTGCTGGTCTGGTTCCAGATCAGGTTGAGGCCGAACGACTCGGCCACGAATGTGTCGGCCGCCTCGGTGAACGTGGCCTCGTCGATCAGCGCGGTGGAGATGCCCATGCCCCACTCGCTGTCCGTGAGCACCTGGTAGATGATGTGCGCCGGGTTCATCGCGCCGTCCACCGTGGCGGCGTCCGGGTACCAAACGGTGCCTTCCCAGCCCGCCAGGATCCGTGTCACGCGCACACCGAACGGCCGCACGGCCTCGGAGTTGCCGATGTACCCCAGGCGGCGCGAGAAGCCGAACGGGCCGCCGGCGGTGCCAGCGCCGGTCTTCCACACGAAGCAGGTCACGCCTCTGTAGGCCGGCACGTTCGCGCCCTGCTGGGCGGCCAGGTAGGTGCTCACCGGCTGGGTCGATGCACCCATCTCGATGTCGAACTCACCGTATAGGCCGCCGCCGCGGGACTCGCCACCGAACAGGTTCGGAAGGTCGATCTCGCCCGTGTCGTTGCTGGTGATAGACCCGGTCCAGGCGATGTTCTTGTCCACCCTCACGCGGGTAACTGCATCCACAGGGCCATGGCACAGGCCCAGATGAAAACCGATGTGGTACTTGAAGCCGACCGTGGCCTTGGAGAAGCCCGCGCGCTTCTTGATTGGTACGATCGAGAGGTCCCCGTACCACAGCACGTTCGGGCCCGTGATCTCGATGTCGCCGAACACCACCGGGATCGCCCGCCCTTCCTCGGCGGTGGGAAAGCTGAAGTCCTCGATGCTTGCTGACTTGGGGGCCTTTGGCTTGGGCGCCAGCGCGATGCTGAGGATCAGCGTGACGATGTAGAGGATCGTAGCGGGATCCATCAGAACACCGATCCGCCACCGAAGGGGTTGCGTGGGGGAATGAAGGGAAATCCCCCGAAGTTGACGACGTTGTTGAACGTCGCAACGCACACGTCGCGCGTGCGCGCGCAGCCTGGCGCGACGGTCACCACCGACGTGGCAAGCAGGGAGGCGATAGGGTGCGTCATGGTCACAGTGTCGCCGACGTGGTCGCGAATGCCGCGCCGCTCCACCACGCCAGGGCTGGCCTCGAACGAGAGCTTGCCGCCGGAGAAGTACCCGTCCGGGTGGGCCGCGAACGCAGGTGACGTGACGTCGAACCCCGCAGACTCCAGGCCATTGAGCACGGCCACCTCCTGGAACAGCGTCTCCTGTGCCCGGCACGCCGGGCCGTAGAGCAGGTGCGGGCAGTTGCGGCTGAAGATCCGGCGCAGGCCCGGCGTGCGCATGCGGGTGAACACGCTCTCGCACGAGAGCGAGCTGGACCCGACTGACCACACGGCGTTGAGGACGCGCCCGATCCAGATCGTTGCATAGTCGCCTGGCGACGTGGTGTGCATGCGGTAGATGGTGACGTTGACGACGTCACTGGGCGGGGCCACCTCAAACAGCCGCGACACCGCGAAGTCTTCCGGGGCGGTGATTGTCATCGAGCTCTTGAGCACGTCGCTGCTGTCGTCCACCTGGCTGCGCGACAGCGCCGTCTGCGTGTAGGTCGCCGATTGGAACTCAATGTCCGCATCGGCCGAGGTGTAGCGGAACGTCCCGCCCGAGTAGCTGAACAGGTACAGCTCGACCGGGGCACCGGATTCGACGCTCTCCTCAAAGTCAGCGAATGGCACCGGCTACTCCTTGCAGGTCACGACCGCGATGCTAACCGAGGCGTCCCCCAGCCGCCTGTGCTGGATCTCGGCCTTGTCGTCGGCGATGCGGACCAGGTTCACGAACTCGATGCGCTCCACCTCGGCCACGGTGATGGCCGCCAGCGGGTCGAAGGCCGAGTCGATGGTCAGAACCTCCTCGCTGCCGTCCACCTCAGAGCCGGTGATGCGACGCACGATGGCCGTGCCGTCCACCAGCACCAGCCGCACGTCGGCGAACGGGGTGCGCGACTGCATCAGCGCGGTGTAGCCGCACTCCTCGACCCGGAACGTGGTGGCCGCGGGCCCGATGGTGGCGGCCAGCACCAGGTCGGCCCGGAACGACGGCAGCCAGAACGACACCCGGCTCCCGGCCAGCGCATGCAGCAACTGGCGAATGCGCCACGTCTCTGCCAGGCTTGGCGAGTCCCACACCTTGCGCGTGCGAAAGCGGCTGCGGTCCACTCGGCTGGTCTGGTAGACCCGGCCGGAGTCGGTGTCCAGCACGATCACGGGCCGCTCCCACGCGTCGCCGTCTCCGGACTCGACCAGGTTGCAGTCGTCCAGCAGCACCTTGCTGTCGTAGGTTGACGAACCCGAGGTGGACGCCAGATCGTTGCCCACGATGGTCACGAACTCCATCGCGTAGACGCTCCCGCCGCCCGGCAGCCGCGGCGTGCTGGGCACGCTCTTGGCGTAGACCGTCCGCGCCGGCATGACCAGCGTGCCGGCCGGGTAGGACAGCGTCAGCTCGCTGGCCAGGTCCAGGCTGCTGGCGTTGACGGCCTCGATCTCGACTGCCTCGTAGGCCGTGTCGCTGGAGTAGACGAAGACCAGCCCGGTCACACGGAAGTCGCCGGCGGCCGTGTCCACGGCGATGCTGGTGGCGCCCACCGTTGACGGCGCCGTGGTGCGCCGGGCCTCAAACCACACCGGCAGCGCGAACACGCGGGCCAGCCAGTCAAACAGCAGCGCCTTCGCGCGCCGCTCCACCGCCGCGAACTTGATGAAGTTCATCCGCAGGCGCTGACGCGGGGTGGTGCGGATGCTCATGCGCTGTTCGGTGCCGTCGTAGGCCTCCATGACGTTGGTGGACCACTCCAGCGTCTCAAGGATCTCCGGCTGAGGCTGGAATGGCCACAGCACCACGCGCTGGCCGGTTACCGGCACGTCCTGGGGGCCGACGTCGAAGTCCAGCGTGATGGTGCCGTTTATGGATGCGGGTCCTTCAGCCGAGATGCCGACCTGCATCAGGAACGAACCGAAAGACGGCAGCAGGTAGGGAGACGGCGGCGAGCCGAAGGCCGGCAGGTTGTTGAACGTCAGCCCGGCCACATCGGTGACAGCGCTGAGCCATTCACGCTCCGTCAGGTACAGGTTGGCGATCTCCAGCGTGCGCGTCTGGTTGGACAGGATGTTGCCCAGGTCCAGCCTGGACGGGATGATCAGGATGTGTCCGAAGAGCAGACTGTCCCAAGACGGCATCAGCACGCCAGCATGCGAGCGCGTAGAGCGCGGAGTGGATGCGCGATCGCCCAACGTTCCGGTGATGGAGGCAAGGTCGGCCGGCTCAAACAGCGCGAACGCCCCAGGCTGCTCAATGCCATCATCCAGGCTGGTTGTCAGTACCTGCTGATACAGGTCCGGCAGGGGGTAGAGGAACCCCTCGTACGCGGTCACGGTCTCACCAGGTAGGCGTAGCCGTAGTAGCCGCTGTTCTCCACGTCAAGGCGGTCAGCCGGCAGGCCCTTAGTTGCCATCGGGAAAACGATCCACTCATCGGCGCCAATAAACAAACTCTCGCCAGCAGAGAAGTTGCCCATGTTGATCTCGGCCACGTCAGGCACGCGACCGGCGCACCGAGTGGTCACCGGTGTGTCTGTCGTGGTGACAGGCCACACGGTGATTGGGTTGAGGGCGACCAGGCCAGAGAACGCTGATTCCTGGATGCTGCGAAATAGGTTTCCGAATCCGCCACGTGCAGAACCGCATGCCTGTCGCCTGTTGACGCCATTGAAAGTACCTTGGGATGGCGCTACCCACTCAAAACCTCCACCCTCGTAGTGCATCGTCCACTGGCCGCCATTGTTCGCTCCCAGTGCGCCGTCGAATGGCACGCTGTGGAAACTGCTACCAGGCGAGTCAATCTCAGTTGTTAAGGTGCTCCACCTATGGCTTGCGTAGTACCCACCTCCAACCCAAGAGCCAAACTTGTGCAAATTTCCAAACAAGAGGTGCCTGTACTTTCCAGCAGTTACCTCTACGACGATATGACAATAAGTGCTTGGATCGTCTGTGAACAGGTACGCGGTTGGAAAAGGGCCAGCGAACGCAGTGGTGAATACGCGCGCCTGCGGCGTGTCTGCGCTGTTGTACGTGCCGTCTGTCATCACAATCCCGCTGTTGTTTGGCAGCGCGTCGAGGTTGGGCGTACCAGAGTATGGAGGAACGCCGTCGAACAGGTACATCCGGCCGGCTCCTACGCCTGTTGTGGTGGAGCGCAGGCCAGCCAGCACATCACCGTTGCTTACCACCAAGATCCGACCGCCGGATGCGACGCCCTCGTCTGGCGTACTGAGGTCGCGGTGGATGTTCCAGTCTCCGGTTGCGTTGAGGAACGTTCTAACTTCACCCAGCAGGTCGTCGAAATCAGCAACGTTGGTCAGGCGTTCAATTGGCATTTGCTTAACTCCTACGCACGGCAAAGAAGTCAACCGGTTCAGTTCTCCATGTATTGGCGAACACATCGTAAATAACACCAGGGGACTGTGTGTTGTCTGTGATGATGTCTCCTGACACAAGCCCAAGACCATACACAGCATATAGACCATCTACACGGCCAACAAGTTGCGTACCGTTTGTAAGAACTGCTGGCAACAGTGTATAAACACCTGATTCTGTGCTGCTTATGACGCGCGACGAATTAACTTGAAATGACTCAAATATTGCGTCCTCGTTTCCTGCTGCAGTGTCACTATCTATTCCATCCGCGTTGGACGAAGAGTTTCGGTGTGGCCATAAAACGTTGCCAGTTGCTTTGCGTGCGTCACTTCTATTTGAAGAGTTTCCAGAGTAGTTACTATATTCCTGCCAACTGCCATCCACCCACCTGAGCTGGGCGCCATTGTCGCAAGGGTCCGGAAGGCACGACTGACCGTAGTTATTAGTTTGAAACGACGCCGTGAATCGGTCCTGACTACCAGCTATGAGCAGTGGATACGGATATTGGTTTCGAGTTCCAAACTGCTGTATGAATCCCAAGTGAACCAAAATGTCTGTAGTACCAATGCGGGCCAGCGCCATAATGCGCCTGCGGTCCACCCAAAACCACACATCGAATGGTGCGTCGTCGAATGCAGCAAATACAGATGGCGACGTCCCTGGCAGAGTTTGATACGTTAACGCGCTATTGAAAGCAGTGAACCCTCGCATGGACCACGCGTATATATTAGCTCCAGTGTTCCTAAAGGTACTTATTCCGACAATAATTGCGTCAGACGGATCAGACCCAGGCCCCTGGAGAAAAACCTGGCCGTCAGTGGCTGAGCCACTCGATGGCACCGACGGCATTTCGCTACCGTTGACAAGCACCGTCCATTGGTCAGCAGATGGGACTGGCTCACCCCCAGTGAGCCCGCTGGTGGGCGACCCACCCGGCTCGATCACGCCTGATGCGTAGTCCCGCAGCAGCCTCAGGAAGTCGATGAAGTCTTCGGCCGTGCCGGTCGCATACGCCATGTGTCACCCGCCTTGCAGTAGTTGTTTGATCACGCCAGGGTTGCGGCCGATGATGTTGATGATGGCCGCCTCGCCGGCGCCGCTCTGGATCGCGTTGGGGATCTCGTTGGGGTCCCGGACGTTGATGATCTGGGGGTTGACCGTGATCTGTGGCGCCAAGCTGTCGTTGCTCATTATCCGGCCGTTGACATCCGGCACGAATCGCTCCGGGCCGCGCTCACCGACGATGTACTCCTTGCCTGCGCTGGCATCGCCACCGGTGGAGCGCGTGCCGCCGAACAGGGCACCCAGCAACGAGGCCGTGCTGCCGCCACCGCCAGACGCACCTGCCGCACCGAACAGCGACTGCGTGATCTTGGCCGCCAGCGCCTGGGCCTGCATCTGCAGCAGGAGCTGGATGAAGCCGCGCAGGATGCCCCGGGCGCCGTCTTCGAATCCGCCCGTCAGCGCCTGGGTCAGGAACCCCTGCAGTTCCTGCGCGCCCTTCTGGCTGCCCTTCACGGCCGTGTCGAATGCATCCTTGGCCTGGGCCGTTGCCCGGTTGAACGTGTCCTGGTTGATCGCGTTCTGCGCCAGCAGTTCTTGCAGGCGCTGGAGCCGCGCCTCGTACTCCTCGGCAGGCGTGCGGGTCTCTTCGAACACGCGGATGCCTTCCTGGAGCGCGACGTTCTGCTGGTCGAAAGCGGCCTGGGCCTGCTCGATCGCGCGCTGGTAGGTCTGGAAGTCGATCGCGCGGGCCTGCAGCAGGCCGCCCAGCCGGTCGATGGTGGCGATGTACTGCTCGGCCGGAGTGCGGGTGGCCTCGAACACCGCGAGGCCTTCCTGGCGCACGGCAGCGGCTTCCTCCTCCGCTTTCTTCGCAGCCTGGGTGCGCTCCTCCAGCAGCGCCAGGATCTCGGTGTTCCCGATGATGCTCTGGCGCATGGCCTCGCCAGCCGCGCCGGCCTTCGCAAACTCCTCGGCCAAGTCGCCCTGGGCAATGCGGTACTCGATGGTTGCCTTGGCGCCCAGGCCGAATGTGCCCACCTGCTGGCGCAACCCGTCAGCCAGCGCCGTGATGGACTTGAGCGCGCCCTCCGAGGCCTTGCGCGCTTCCTCATCGACTACCTGCAGGGCTGCACCCGCCGCCTTGGCCGCAGTCTCTACCTTCGGCGCTGCGTCCTGCCAGACGGACACGATGGTCTCGACGTCCTTCGAGATGTTGTCGCGCATCTGCGCGAAGCGGTCCTTCAGGATGTCCACCGCCTCGCCCAATCGACCTGACTTCAGTAGCGCCATAGCGGTGATGAACCCGTTGATGGCCAAGCCGACCTGCTGGAACACGCTCACCACCACAACGCCGGCCGTGAACAATCCCTTGAAGGCCACCGACAGCGCGCCCACCGATATGGCCAGCACCCCGCCGTCGCGAGAGGCGTCAACGAACTTCTGCGCGATCTTCTCGAAGACCGGTAGCGCCTGCTGGACAAAGGTGTTCACCAGGCCGCCGGCCGCGGCGCCGACTGTGCTCAGCGCATCGTTGAACCGCTCGGCCGACTGGGCCGTGCTGCTGGTGATGGTCAGGCCCAGCGCGTCCGCCTCCTTGCGCAGCGCCGCGATGCCATCCCGGCCGGCATTCAGGAACGGGATCATCTTGGCGCCGCTCTTGCCGAACAGGTCCTGGGCCAGCGCGTTCTTGGCCAGCCCGTCCTCCAGCTGCGAGAATGCCTGCGCCACGTCCAACAGCAGTTCCTCGGTGCTCTTGAGGCTGCCGTCCGTGTTCTTGACAGACACGCCCAGGCGCTCGAAAGCATCCACCTGCGCGCGCGATCCGGAAGCCGCCTCAACGCCGGCCCGCGAGAGCTTCGACAGGGAGGCCGCGAGTTCCTCGGTGGACAGCCCTGACAGGTCCGCAGCGAACTGCAGCTGGGACAGCGCCTCGACGCTCACCCCGGTTGCCTGGGACAGCTTGTTCAGGTTGTCGGCGTTGTCGATGGCCGCCTTGCCCATGTCCACGAAACGGCCGGCCAGACCAACCAGAGCTTGCCCGATGGCGGCCCCGACGCCGGCGGCGAATACCGTGGCCTGCTTGTTGAACCGGGCCAGGCGCTGCTCTGCGGCCTGCATGCCGGCCATGTATTGCGCGGTCTGCGCTTCCAGCCGGACGACGAGCTTTGCCAGATCAGTTGCCACGGCGCTCTCCCATCACGGCCATGGCCTGCAGCATGCTGACCACGCGTTCGTTGGCGGCGCGCTGGCGTTCCGCTGGGTCGATGACCATGTAGCTGGCCAGATCCAGCTTCGTGCCGCGGCGTAGCCGTGGGTTTGCGCGAGTCACCTCGCGGGCAATGATGGCGGCGTGCACGTTGTCCCTCCACGGGCCCCAGGGCTCCACCTGCCAGTATGCCAGCCAGCTGCAGTACTCATCCCACGGCAGCGTGGCCCTCATCTCCCCCACCGTGCGGCCCAGCAGCGCGGCCAGGCGGTGGTCGAACAACTCGGCTGGGCTCAACCTTTTTTTTGGGCGCCCATCGCGGTGGTGAGGGCGTCCACGATGGGCGTGGCCAGCCGCGGCACATCCGCGATGGCCAGCGCGTCCTCGGCCGTCAGGAACGGCTCACCGTCCTCGTCCACCATGCACGCCGCCATCAGGCTGGCCATGGCGCCGCGGGCGTCCGCTTCGCGGGCAGCGACGAAGGCCTGTACGTCGCCGGCCGTGGGCTCGCGCACGCGGAACACTTCGCCCTCGATGGTGATGTCGGTGATGCGGCGGACGGTGAGCGCCATCAGGCGCGAGCGCATGTTCATCAGCGGTTCCAGGTGACGGCGCCGGAGATCTTGAGGGTGAACTGCATCACCGACTTCTCGCCGATGGGGCCGGTGATGTTCCAGGCGCGGATCGTGGCCGCGAACTGGAAGTAATTGGTGGGGCTGCCGTCCTTGTACGCGATGCGGAAGTTGCGCACCTGGTCGGACTGATAGCTGTCGTACATGCTCTCCAGCGTGGCGTCACCGGGGATGAAGTTGCACTGGAGCGGGATCTCCACGCCGTCAGCCAGACCGTTGCGGTAGGTGCGCGCGGTGTCGCAGTAGCCCGTCACGTCCACCAGCGGCTTCTCTTCGCCAACGGAGCCGAAGTCCACGGCGGCGCAGATGTTATCGTAGTTCCCGGAGCTGGTGAGGCTCTCAATCTGGACAACGAAGTCGTTGCCAATGAAGGTGTCTTCGCTCGCCATGATCGATCACTCCTCGTGCCAGATAGTCCACTGCTGGGATACACGGTACAGGCCGGGCTCGATGTCCATCAGGTCGAACTCGGTCACGATGTTGCAGGTGCGCACTGGGACCACTGTGGTGCTGCCCATCGGCCCGGAGAAGTCGACCAGCGCCGTGCGCACCGCGGCCGCCAGCGCACGAGCCGCATCATACCCGGAGGCATAGCAGTCGATGCCCAGGGTGCTGCGCACGATCCGGTCCGTGCCGCAGTAGGACACGCCCCGATCGACACCGCTGATGGAGTAGACGATGGCCGGCACCCGCTGGGACGTGGCCGCGATGCGCTGGGGGATCACGAGCGGGTGGATCCGCGTGCCCACCAGCGCAGCCACGCCAGCGGTGGCGGCCAGGTGCTGGTACACCGCCTCGTTGATCACTTGCCGCCCCGCTGCTTGGCGATGCGCTCGATGCGCTTGCGCATCTCGGTAGCGATGCCTTGCACCATTGCGTTCTGGCTGGATTCGAACGCCGGCACCAGCCAAGGCTGCTTGGCGATGTGGGCGGTGCCCAGCTCGAAGAACTGCACCGCGTAGAAGGCCTCTGGCGCAACGCCAAGGAACGCGAAAGCCGCCTCCTTGTCACGGGAAAGCTGGATCTTGATCCGGATGCTGCGGGCAGCGAACCCGGCGCCGACCATGCGGCCCTTGTAGGTCCGATGGATGTCGGTCTGGCCCGGGCTGAAGCTGGCGATGTTGGCCTTGGCCTTGGCCATCACCGCGCGCATGGGGGTGCGCACGGCGGCGCGCAGCGTGGCGGCCTGGGACTTCGGGTCGCCAAGTTCCTTGAGCTGGCGCGTCAGCGCGGCCACGCCTTCAATCTGGGCCACGGCGCCACCCTTCCGCGTCACGCTTCGTGCACATCAGCCGGAGCTGGCGGATCCCGCTGACGTTGTCTTCGGCCACGGCCAGGATGTCGTAGGTGTCGTCATCGCCCTCGCGGGCGTTCGGCCGGTGACGGATGCGCAACGTCGAGTTGATGCCTGGCCGCCAGCGGATGGTGATCTCGGTGGTCACCTCGGCCTGCACCTGCTGGGCGGCGAAGAACTCCCGACCGACCAGCGGCTTGACGTTGCCCCAGACGGTGTCGAACGACTCGTAGCCTACCTGCACCTCGCCCGAATCACTTTGCGTGTCGGCGCGGCGCTGGAGGGTCAGCCTGTGGCGCAGTTGTCCCGCTCGCACTGGTCATCCTTTCTTCGACGCGTTCCAGGGCTTCCCGCAGCGGCTTCGGCAGCCGCTTGCGCACCTGCGCGCAGGTGTTGCACTGCCGCCGCTTCTTGCCTGGGTCCATGGCCGGCATTGTGACCCAGTTCAGCCCGGCGCCGCCGGCCATGCCAGCGCGGCAGCCAGCGGCACCATGGGCCAGCAGTCCAGCGCGCTGCGCGGCGTGGCGTTCACGATCTCCAGCCCGGCCGGCATGCGCTTGGCCGCGGCCTGGAAGTGCGGCAGGAACTGGCGGCAGTTGCTGTTGACCAGCGGCCGCGGGTGCGCGCCGAAGAAGTGCGGGCCGCCCATGTTGAACCCCACCAGCACAATGCGGGCCGCGCCGAACAGGATGGCCAGGCCGATCGCCTGGAAACCGCTGTTGGAGCCGTAGGCGATGGTGCCGTCCGTGCGGAACACCTGGCCAGGAGCGCCCGGCACCAGGTGCAGGCCGTGCCGGTCGGCCGCGCCGCGCTTGTCGTTGCGGCCCGGCTGGTGGGTGCTCCACTTCTCGCCAGCGAACTTGGGACGGTGGTGGTCCCACCATCGGGCGTCGCAGCTGTAGAGCACGTCAGCCGTGGGCATGAGCCGGTAGGCGTCTGAGACTGCGATGGTCGGCACGCCGGCGCACTGGGCGGCCACCTCGGGCGTGAGCCCCGCACCGGTGGCAGCCACCACCACCAGCCGGCCGCGCCACCGCGGCGCCACCTGGGTGTGCAGCATGGCCTCAGAAATTGAAGACGCGCTTGCTCTCGAACAGCGCGTCAGCCGCGGCCAGCACCACCGCGCTCAGGCCCACCAGCGTGGCCTCGCGGTGCTCGTACATGTCGCCGATGAGGAGCAGCATGCCGTTGATGATGCTGGCGGGGATGCCGCTGGCGGCTTCAGCCTGGTCTGCGACCGGGCTGGCCGTGCCCGCGTAGCCGGCGGTGTAGTCCACCCGCACCGCGTCAGCCCGCGCGTAGGTGCAGGGGTAGGAGAAGCTGCTGGACCAGCGCAGCCGGTGCACGGGCTGCGTCTCCTCCACGAAGTAGTCCGCAGGGTCCACCACCTGCAGCGCGTTGGAGTCGTCGTAGTAGGTGACCTGGTCCACGCTGATGAGCGGCGGCCGTAGCAGGTCAATCCCACGCAGGCTTGTCCGCGGCCACGCATCCGGGTATAACCCCGGCGCCACCATGCGCAGGCCCTGCTCCACCAGCGCGCGCCGTGTGATCTCCTCGGCCCGCTCGCGCGCGGCCACGATCGCGCGCGTGATCAGGTCATCGTCCGGGTGTCCGCAGGGGCTGCCCGGGTAGACGTCCACCCGCAAGTGCTGGCGGGCCTGCTCCAGGCTGATCGGCTCGAACGCCGGGGGACGGATGACGGTCACGCTCATGGGGTACCCATCTCCGCGCGGGCGCGGTGCCAGATGTCGTCATGGTCAGCGGCCGCCCAGCCGTCCAGCCAGGGGCCCCCGTTTGTGAAGTGGGCCACCACCGGGCGCGAAGGCGCGGGCTGCTCGCCCACCAGCCAGTTGCAGAACGGAGGGAGGTAGCCGACCTCGCTGTCTGCCAGCCAGTACAGAGCATGCAGGTCCCGGCCCGGCCGGTGGTTGATGTCGTCCAGAGTCAGCCGACGGTTTGCCGGGTGGTCGCAGTTCCAGAGCATCACGCTCGACCAGTTCTTGCGCGGGTAGGTCGTCTGCGCCGCGCCGCACATCTTGGTGACCAGCCGCGGCACGTGGTTGTGATGCACCACCTGCACGGCCATCTCCGGGTTGCGGCAGGCCAGCACCTCGGCGACGTCGGCCAAGAACACCACATCGCAGTCCACGAACAGCGCCCACCCGTGCTGGGCCAGCAGTGGCACCATGAATCGCGAGATGGCGAACTCGGTGCTGCAGGGGGCGTTGCTGGGGATGTCGTAGAGCGTGCCGCCGCGGGCATCAGTGGGCCGGCGCAACATCCCCTGGGCGGCCAGCACATCGGCGCGCAGCGCGGTCACCGAGACCGGCCCGCTGGCGTGCCGTCGCAGGGAGTGCTCGGCTACCTCGTAGGCCAGTTGGGACCGCGGGTCGTGGCCGATGTAGACCCGGGTCACTTGGTCAGCTTCGCGATCCAGTTCCAGCATGCCTGAGCCTCATTGAATCCCCAGTTGAACCACGACAGGCGCTGCAGGAAGCGGGCGCGCTGTTCGATCGTGGGCTCCGGGTTGCCATGATATAGGGCCACTGCGGCACCATCCTCGCACTCGACCGGCACGCCTGCGATGCACGCGTCCACGGCCACGTTGCTGTGCCGGCAGACCACCAGGCTGCAACCGGACAAGGCCTCCTGGATGGGCATGCCGTGGCGCAGCGTGGTGCCGCGCAGGGGCGTGGCCTTTTCACCCTTGGGCCGCCAGACGATCTCCCGACCCGGGAAGCGCGCGCGCAGCGAGTCCAGTTGGCGGGTCTCCCACTGCATCGGCGCGTAGCCGTAGGCGACGCAGGATTTCGGCCCCAGGCCCACGAGCATGATCGGCCCGGCCGGGTCGGCGTCTTCGCGCAGGTCAAACGTGGCGCGGTGGACATCGGGCGCGAGCTCGAGCTGCGCGGCAGTCGGGTGCAGCGTGTCCACCGACAGCCGCACGGTGGTGTCACGGTCCCAGTAGCCCAGATCCCACATCACTACGTGGCCGCCGCCGGCGCGGTGCTGGGCGGCCTGCTGCAGCCGCACCGGTGCGCCCGGGCCGTAGATCACGAGCAGTTCGCACTGGCCGCCGTAGCGGCTGGTCACCATGCTGCCGGGCGGCGCGACCCGCGCCAGCGCGCGGAGCATCTTCTCGCCGCGGTGCGACAGCGGGGGCGCGATCAGGATCTCGGCCCGCACGTCAGGCCCGCCGCGCTTCGACTCGCATGTCACGGTGGGCTCGCCCGGCCGGGTGCCACTGCGTGGGCGGCCAGACCAGGTCGGTGAAGCCGGCAGCCTGCAGCTCGGCCTGCAGCGCCGCCGGGTGCCACCCCCAGCGGTGGCACATCAGCGGATTGCGCATGCCCGGATCGCCGTACAGGCCCCACATGGCCATCTGGTCGGGATCGGTTCCAGCGGCGGCCAGCTTGATCAGGTTGCGGGCGCACTTGAGGATGTCGGGCATCTCCAGCGTGAGCTGGCCGCCGGGCCTGAGTAGGCGGCGCCACTCGGCCAGCACGGCGGCCACCTCCCACCGGTAAAAGTGCTCGAGCACGTGGATGGCCATCACCTCGTCGGCGCAGCCATCGGCCAGCGGGATATCGCCAGCGCTGGCCAGGATCTCAGGCGGACGCGCCGTCTTCGGCGACACCTCCATGTCAACGTTGACCCACCCGTCCAGGACGTGACGCCCACAGCCCACATTGATGCGCATCGGCGATGCTCCAGTTACCGGCGGCCGGCCTGCTGGGCGGCCACCGAGGTGAGGAAATCCAGGTAGGCGGCAGCGCACGCCTCCAAGCTGGGGGCGGCGGGGCGCATGGTTTCGGCCGCGGCGCGCCGCACGGCCACCGGCCGCAGCAGTTCGATGGCCTCGCCCAGGTCGTCACGGCTGGACACGATCGCCTCGGCGCCGCTGACCGTGGCCAGATAGGCCGATTCCATGCCCATGATGATGGGCGTGCCGGATCCCTGGGCATTGGCCAGCTTCACGTTCGACTTCCAGTGCCGCGCCGCGTAGCCGTCCTGGTCCCGCAGCGCCACGACGATTTCAACGTCCGCCAGCCGCGTCGGGTTCATCACGAAGCGCACGCCAGCGCGGCGCGCCGCCGCCTCCAGGTGCTGCGCCCAGCCGCCCAGGTGAGCCTCGCTGCCCTCGTAGCCGATGGTGGCCAGGGGCCCGCGCAGTGGGTTGATGGCCTGACCCGGCCGGGCGTGGTGCCACACGCACAGCGCCGGCACGCGCTCGGCCTCGATGTCCGCCTGCATCACCGTCGTGGCCGCCACGCACGCCGCCGGCCGCAGGTCGTACAGGCGCTGGCGCAGCCACTGCAGGCAGACAGACCGGTCCCAGTGGCTGCCGGCCGGCTGGGGCCACGCGTCCACCACGTCCCACACCAGCGGCTTGCCAGCCTCGTGGATGCGCCGCACCAGGTCCTCGGGCCCGCGCTTCACCAGAACCACCAGGTCGTGCGCCTCGATTACCGCCCGGCTGGCCTGGGCCACAACGGTCGCCCCGATGGCGCGCCCGAGCTGCTCGCCGCGGATCCTCCAGCTTCCGCTCGTGCCCTTGCCGGTGATGAGGATGCGTGGTCCTGTCATGGCCTGCCTGAAGAAAGCGCATACACCGCCATGACGGCGGTGAAGGCCAAAAGCGTCAACACGAAGGCCAGCATGAAGGCGGCCCACGGATCATCTTCGCCATCATCTGCCGGTTGCGGGATCACGGGGAGCTGGCGCCGCGCATCGGCAGCCGCGGCGCGGCGACGGGCTTTCCAGTTGGCTGCAGGCATGCGGTCCTTTCGAGTTTGCGATCTGGTGCAAGTCAGGCCATCCGGCCAAATCCGCACACCTCGGTGCGGGCGAAGTACACCGCGCCGGCGAGTTCAAGGCGCGGAATGTGGTTCTTGGTCGTGACGGCCGCGTGGGCGTAACACAGCGCATCCCAGGCGATTCCAGGCAACAGCTCTGCCACACCCTCGCGGGTGAAGCGCCAGTAGTCAGAGGGGTAGGCGTGCACCCGCCAGACGAACGGTGCGGTGACGAAGAGGGTTCCGCCGGGCTTGAGCAAGCGCTCCAGGTTGGCGGCCAGCAGCCACGGCCGCCGGCTGTGCTCCAGCACGGACATGCACTCGATGTGGGAGAACTTCCCCAGGCGCAGCGCTGCGGGCGTCTCCAGGTCCATCACCACGTCCACCCCGGGTCCCGGCAGCATGTCCACGCCTACGGCCTCCCTGTGCCCAGCGCGGCGGTCCTGTCGGCTGCCGTAGATGCGCGACCCGACGATGAGCACGCGGCCCGGCTCAGGCCGCACGTGCTGCGCCTCGAAGGCCTCAGACGCCGAGCAGGGTTCGGAAAGCATGTCCACTCTCGATCTCAGACAGGCGCCACTGGGCCCAGGCCAGCCGGCGCAGCATGCCCAGCCGGGCCGCATCATCGCGCAGCGGCAGCACGCCCGGGGCGCGCTGCTTGAGAGGCAAGGCTGCAGGCGCCCCGATCCACCCGTCCATTGCGTACCACACCGGGATCCCCATCACCAGGCACCGCAGCGCCGCCCCGCTGGCCCAGGTGATCACCTCCGAGGCCTTGCGCACGTCGTGCTCCAGCGTGGTGGTGTTGCCCGACCCCGGGTGCACCCGCATGCGCGCGCCCTTGATGCGCGACGTGAGTTCCTCGGCCCACCGGTGCGGGGAGGCGATGCCGCGCTCGCCGATGCCGCGCTGGTGCAGCACGATGGTCTCCCCGCCAGGTTCGCGCCAGGGGGCCAACTGCACGCCCAGGTCATCCCACCGGGCCGTAGCGCCGACACCGGCAGGCCTAGCCCAGTAGGCGGCCGGCTCGCCGCTGCCCGGCCACGAGCCGCGCCCTGCATGGTGCCCAACAGACAGCGCATACCAGCTCTCGCCGGCCAGATCCTTGCCGAGGTAGCCGTTCTCCATGATCACGGCCCGGCCTCCGGCAGCCTCGATCGCGCGGGCCTGCTGGTCCGGCACGCCGTAGCGGTTCCACGTCACGATGATGTCGCTGGCGCACAGGCGCGGCATCATCGTCATATGCACCTCGTAGCCGGCCTCGCGCAGGCCGCGGAAGACGGCATCACGCCGATATACCGGGGCAGCGCGGAGAACGCACAGAGCTCGCATGCTCAAAGGAGTCGCCCTCTCGAAAGGATGTCGAATGGATCGGCCAGCGGCCAGCACTGGAGCGCCGATTGTGGCGCACAGTTGACCACCTCCACACCCCGCGCGCGCAGGGGCTCCACCAAGGTGGCGAAGCGGGCCCGCCAGATGGCGAACACCGCTGACGGTGTGTTGCGCAGCGGCTCCGGGTGGTCGCCATGCCAGTGCGACCCGGCCCGGTCGTCCAGATCGAATCCAAAGAGGAGGATGCGGGCTGCGCCAGCGTGCGCCGCCATGTGCAGCGCTTGGTAGCCGCCATTGCCGCCGGTGCGCAGGCAGCCGGGATCATCGTCGAACCCTTCGACACCGGTGGGCCGCAGCAGGAGCACAGCCGGGTATGGCGTGCTGTCGCTCGTCGTGACCTTCAGGCCCGGGTGCCGCAGCGCGGTCTGGGCGCGATGCATCCACCATGCCGCGTCAGAAGCAAAAAGCACCGCTGTCCCGGGGGCGCAGCGGTGCGAGTCGTTGACGGCAACGACTGGAAGGTCAGACGCCCGGACCGCTTCGGCCACCGCCGGTGACAGCGACGGTCCGCTTGCCAGCACCGCCACCGTCTGCCCCGGCCACAGCAGGGGCACTCGCCACGGGGTTGCCACTGGGTGCCTCCTGGGATTGGGCGCGCGCCTGGTCGGGTTGTTGCCTGCGCGCCGGAGTGCTGGGCGTGCTGGGAGATGGCGCGGCGGCCGGTGGCGCCTGCTCCACCACCCGCACCTCCACCGCCTTGTTGCGCCGGATCCAGCGGTCCGCCTTGTCGGAGCGCATCGTGTGTCGCTCCCCCTCGCGGTACTTGCGCAGGCCCTGGCCGTCCAGGTAATCGACCTGCGCATCCTCCACGAAGAGGACCGTCTTGGTTCCCATCACAGCGGCGCCCATGATCAGACGCTCGTGATCGAATCGACCGTTGACGCGTCGTTGTCAGACGCCGGGGCGTACTTCGGACCGAAGCCCAGCACGATGGCGCCCGCATCCGACGTGGCCGTGCCTACGGTCATGGTCAGCTTGACGTGCGTGTAGGCCGTGCCAGCCAGCGTGTCGGTGTTGAGATTGATGATGGCCTGCTTGTTGGAGTCCGTGCCGGCCTGGGTGAGCTGCGTGATGGCGGCGCCGCTGATATCCGCCGGGCTGTCGCCGTTGCTGTTGATGGCCGCGACCAGCTTCCCGTCGAGGGTGGCGCTGGAGCCGAGATCGCCGGCCATGACGACCGCCTGGATACGGTCCCACAGCGCCAGCGCAATCCAGGGGCTGTCGTAGGCGGCAGCCGTGTAGGCATCGGGGTCGATCGCACCCAGCACCGCGCATTGCTCGCTGGGCAGTTGATTGAGTTGAGGCATGGTGATTTCCTTTCGGTGGTTGCGGCCCGGACGCGCCGGGCTGCATTGATCAGCAGGCGATCAGCGGGCGCCCAAGGTGACGAAGAAGCCGCGGCTCAGGCCGTTGGCGCGAGTGATGGTGCTGTTGAACCACGGCTTGCCACCGATGCGCAGCACGAAGCGGAACGCCGTCACGTCGTAGTCGAAGAACAAGTGGATGCTGATGTCCTGCTTCAGTCCGCCTTTCACGAGGGTCATGTACTTCATCATGTCCGCGAAAATGATGTCGCCCACGTCTCCGAGCGCGCTGCATGCTTCCATGGGCATGACAGGCCGGCCCATGAGCGTGCCGTATGGGGCCGCCGACAGACCTCCCGGAGGCATGTACACCGGGACCGCGGTGCCGGTGCCAGGGAAGCTCATCTTCATGAGCTGCGCCTCGATGTCCTCGTTGATCAGCCACACGGCGCGGCGCTTTGAAGGCGCCGGCATCCGCGTGTACATGTTCACGACGTTGTCAAAGACGATCGTGTCGGCCACCTGGCCCGACTCGGCGGTGACGGTCACGAGGCCGCTGCTGCGCAGGATGCCCAGCGGCTGACCCACGCCCGTGCCGTTGATGATGGCGGCGTTGACGGCGTAGTCGATGTGTTCCGGTACCTTGGAGTTGAGCCACGACGTCATCGCAGGGGCATCGTCAAGGAGCTCGTCGGTCATCGGCACGAGGGCGATGATCTTGTTCGCCTTGACGGTGGTCTCCTTGAGCTGCGGCTTGCTCTGGGTCTTCTGGCCAGCTTCGCTCTCCCAGTAGACCTGGATTCCGCCGCTGGATTGCCATGGCGTCGTCTCGTCCAGCGGGAACGTGATGCTGTTGGACGAGGTGGTCTGCTGGTCCGTCATCGACAGCAGTGATTCCTCGCCGGCAACCTTCTTGATGATGGTGGCCCTGAAGTCGGGCGGAACAGCGAACCCGCCATCGGCGCCGGTGCCCTCGGAGCCGAAGGTGGTGGGCGCGTTGGCGATCAGGCGAGGATCCGGGGTGGCGCCGCGCGCCGACGCACGGAACACCGCCACGATGAACTCGCCCGCGCTACGGAAGCCCCACTTGCCGGTATCCGTCGTGCGCGCGCTGGCCGCCAGTCGCCGGGCCAGAGCCGGGCTTTGCTGGGCGGGCGCGGCACCGTCATCGCTACCGGCAGCCGAGGCAGCGGCAGCAGCCACCTGAGCTGGCGTCAGGTCCGGGTTGGTCTGCCGACCACCTCCACCGGCGGCACGGGCCGACATGTTCGCGGCGCGCTCGCGCACCTTGATCTCCGCATCGACCTCCTCGAAGGCGGCATAGATCTTGTCCAGCTCCTTCACCTCGTCGCTGTTGAGGGAGCGCTTCTCGCTCTCCGCAAAAGCGAGGATGTTCTTCGCCTGACTGTCCAGCTCGGCCAGCCGGGCCTGCAGATGTTCCATCTGGACACCTTCCGCGAAGATGCGCGGCAGGGCCTTGCCGGCTGGGCCGACGTCGTGGGAGATGCAGCCCAGGCACAGCGCAACGGCGGTGGCGGTCAGGGCCAGGTGGAGGTTCGTACGCATTCCGAGTCCTTTCGGTGGGTGGTTGGGCGTCCGGCTGGCCGTTACGCTGTCCGGGGGCTGGCCCCCGCGCGCAATTGTTGCACGCGCATTGACATCCGCGCCACTTTGGCGTTGGCGGCCACTGACGTGGCGCGCAAGCTGGCCGGCGTGTTCTTGAACTTGCCCAGCAGAGCCATGGTGGCGGCCATCGCCGCGGGTTCCATCTCGGGCGTCTTTTCCTCGGTCTTGCTGGTGGCGAAACCGCGGCGCACCGCTTCGTCGGCCAGCATCCAGGTCTCGGCCCGCATGAGCTTATCCAATTCCTTGCGGTCGCCCTTCGTGCGCGCGACGTAGGTGTCAAGGATGGTCTCGTGCACACCGTCGAGGCTTTCGGCGCTCTTCCGCATGTCGTCGGCCGTGCCGTAGGACATGCCCCAGGGCTCATGGATCATCACCTGCCCGTTGGCCGCGATGCGGATCTCGTCGCCGGCCATCGCGATGACGCTGGCGATCGAGGCCGCGATTCCGTCGATATGCACGATCCGCTCGCCGCGGTCCCACCGGCGGATCTGGTTGTAGATCGCGATGCCGTCGAACACGCCACCGCCAGGGCTGTTGATGAAGATGTCCAGCGCCGTCACGTCCTTGAGCGTCGCCAGCGTGTCGGCGAAGGACTTGGCCGTGATGCCGCCGAACCATCCGTCACCGATCGCCTCGTAGACGTAGATCTCGCCGCGCTTGCCTTTGGTCTTCGCCAGGATTGTCATGGTGCCCTCACCGTCCGAATGAATTCTGCAGCAGCGTCGGCCGGGGCGCCCCCGGCAGTGACCGCGCGCGCCGCACTGAAGAACTGCGCCCGGGCCGCTGACCCGGGCCAGCACGCATCGAGCATGTCCAGCAGGTCGGCAGCCATGGTCGGCAGCGCCCGCACCGTGTCCGCCTGGGCCTGCGCCATCGCTTCATCGGCCGGCCTGCCGCCGCGGCGCAGGTCCGCCGCCCGGCTGTCACGCCGCGCCGCAACCCGGGCCAGCACGCTGCGTGTCCAGGCCTCGATCGTTGAGGTGTCCCCGGCGGCCGGGTCTTCTGCATCAGCCGGATCCTCTCCATCGTCACCAGGTGCTGCGGCTGGAGCCGGCGCGGCCACCACGTAGTTCTTGCCAACGTCCTTGAGCGGGATCGCGGCACCGTTGACGATGCGGAGATCGCCCTCCGGACCGATGGTGTTTTCCCCCAGTTTGCGCAGGATGTCGTTGGCCGAGAACACGCCCATGCCGCGCGCGATCTGGAACGCCTCCATGCGTGATTTGAAATCGCCGTCAGTGGCCCAGTCCAGGTCCACGCGCACAAAGCGGCGCACGCCGCGCGCCGGGAACAGCTTGTAGTCGCACTCCTGCTCGGTCTCCACACGCCACGGGCGCATCGTGTCTCGGATGAACTCCAGGCCCTGGTGCTCGATGTTGTTGTTCGTCGAGCGGGCCAGATGGCCGATCTTGTGCGGCGGCACGTGGAACCAGCGCGCTATCTCCTCGACGCTGTTCTGGGCGGCCTGGATCAGCTGCGCCTTCTCGGCATCGGTGGTCACGGCCTGCCAGCTCATGCCGCCTTCCAGAATCGCGGTTCGGAAAGCATTGGCAGAGCCACGGTGGCGCTCTTCGAACTGCTTTTTCAGCCGGTCGTAGGTGTTGTCGTCCACCTTGCCGGTCGCGGTGAGCACACCGCCGAGCTGCGTGCTATTGCCAAAGTAAGCGGCGCTGAACTGGTCGATGGCGATGGCTTTGGCGATCGTCTGGACCGCGCGCGCCATGGCGTTGTCGCCCAGCAGCCCATCCACCCCGGGCCCGCGGATGTGCAGCATGTCCCGCGGATCCAGGTCCACCCAGCCAGCGCGCAGGTCGTTGTGCACCCGATAGAAGAGCCGGCCGGTTTCCATGTCGCGCATGGGCTCCACCCGGTCCGTGCGGATGGGCCAGACCGCAGCCACCCGGCCGGCCAGGTCTCTCTCGATCTCGGCATAGCCATTGCCCATGCCAACGGCGCCGATGAACAGCGCTCGCTTGGCGGCCTGGGCCGTCATCTCAGGGTTCCACCGCGTGTTCAGCAAGTAGTGCGTCGCGTCGCCCGGCAGCAGGTACTCGTTGCCGTTGTCTCGCGCGCCGCCGTACACGTCCCAGTTGCTGGCGGACATGGCCCCCGCGATGACGTCGATGCAGGCCCAGACCGCCGAGACCATCAGCGCCACGTCCGGGGTGACACGCACGTCGGCATAGTTGCGCGTGAGCACCTGCAGCATCGTGCCGCGCTGCGGATCGGCCGGCTGCGACTGCAGGGCGGCCTGGGCGGATGCCGCAGCCGGCGCCCGCATCGCGCGCCACGCATTTCGAATCGCCGCGACAGGGTTCACAGCCATCTGATGTTCGGCTCCGGTGATGGCGCGATTGTGCCACCCAGGTCCAAGAAGCCCACGGCCATCGCCACCGCCACCAGGCCGTCGATGCGACCGTAGCTCTTGCGCTTCTGGAAAATTGAGTTGTTCTTGCCGTCCGCCTCCAGCACCGCCGAGGCGGCGTTCCAGGTCAAGCACGGGTTGCGCTCCACCCGGATCTTCCTGTCCACCACCTTCTTCGATAGCACCTCGATAGAGCGGGGCATCCACAACACGGGCAGTTCGTTGCCCTGGTCGTCCTTCTTGGGCTGCGGCTTGAAGTACCCCTGCGGGTGCGGCCGCAGTTCGATCTCCACGCCCAGCAGTTCCAGCTCGCGCTCCAGGTACTTGATGCGGTAGGGGTCGAACGCCAGGGCCTTGAGATTCGGCAGCACCTGCTGCAGATCAAGGATGCGCTCGGCCACCACCGAATAGTCGATACTGCGGCCGGGCGTGGCCGTGAGGTGGCCAGCGTCGCGCCACAGTTCGTACGGTGCCTTGTCCTTTCGCGCGCGCTCGCGCAGCGTGTCGGCCGGCGTCCAGAACTCGGCGCGGGCGATGAACTGGTCGGGCGTATTGGCGTGCCGCCCGGCCAGCGCCAGCGAGGTCAGATCCAGCGTGCCTGACAAGTCCAGCGCGCCCACCACCTCGTCGCACTGGGCCAGTTCTTCCAGCGCGTCCCACTCGTGCTCCACAGCCAGCCAAGTCGGCCCATCGATCCATGGATTTTTCGCATCGACCCACTGGCAGAAATTGAGGCGCCTCACCGTGCTCTGCTTGGAGGGCATGCCGATCGCCTCGCGCACCTGCTTGCGCAGGTACTCAAGCTGGATCGTCACGCCCAGCAGCGGGTTCGCTTTCACCCAGCAGGACTCGTCCACCAGAGGGTCGTCGGCCTTGTCCAGCGCGCAGACGTAGGCGAACCAGGTGTCGTCGTGCTCCAGGCCCTCGCTGACCCGGATGCTGTACTCGTGGTGGGCGTAGCAGACCGACTGCTTGTCGAAACCGCTGTTCGTGATCTCGACCAGCAGCGGCTGGCGGCGCCCCTTCTGACCAGCCGACAGCATGTCCACCACGTCGGCGTTGGGGTGCTCGTGGAGTTCATCGACCAGCGAGAAGTGCGGCCGCGGGCCCGACTTCCCGTCCGAGGCCGTCACGGCGCGGAAGAAGGACCCGCGCTTGGCGTACGACAGGTTCGTGCACTTCGCTCCGCCGTGCTTCACCAGCGCAGCCTTGAGAACAGGGCTCTGGTCGCGCATGGCCACCGCGTCCCGGAACATGACCAGCGCCTGGTCGAGGTTGGCCGCGGCGGCGTAGCACTCGGCGCCAGGCTCGTCGTCGGCCACCGTGCCATACAGGCCCAGGCCGGCCGCGAACGGGCTCTTGCCGTTGCCCTTGCCCTGCTCGATGTAGGCGGTGCGGAACCGGCGCATGCCCGTCTCGGCGCTGACCCAGCCGAACAGGCTGCCGGCGATGAATGCCTGGCTGGGCTGTAAAACGAAGGGGCGGATCTCGGCTGCCGCGGCCTCGCCCACGTTGAGCCGCAGCACGTCTCTGAAGAACCCGATCACGCGCTCCACGCGGCCCAGGTCGAAGCGGTATCCGCGCGCCGGCGCCTCGACCAGGTCGGCCAGATGGCGCCGGCACGCGGCGCGAACGTAGGGCCCCGCTACGATTCGCCCTGACACCACGTCCTGGGCGTACGCCGTGACCGGATCAGGTGAGGTAGGAGCCCGGCCCGCCGGCGGATTGCGGAGCTTGGCCTTGGCCTTGGCCTTGGCCGGCTGCCGGGGCGCTGTCGCCAATGCTGACATCGATACGGCTTCTCGCTGATGGGGTCATGCCGAACTCGGCACCGAACTTAAGGCACAGTTCCATCGCCCGGTTGCGCGCGCCCAGCAGCACGGACTGGATCACGTTGCCGTTCGTGGTGGTGGCCAGCAGCCCGGCCGCAGCCAGTTGCGCGTCCACCGCGGCCCGCCCGATCTTGTCCTCAGCCGCCAGAATGGCCTGCGCCTCCTTCGCCCGGATCCGGTCCAGCTTGGCCGCCGCCTTGAGTGCCTTGTCGCACTCGGCCCACGTCCCGTAAGCCTGGCAGTACCCGGCCAGCGCCGCCCGGTCGATCGTGGTGACGAGCCCGCAACGCTGCAGGTCGCCCAGCACGCGGGCCCATTCGACCTTGGCCGGGGCGTTAAGGAACGCGGGGGGCGTCAGCGCGTCGCCTGCCGGCGGCCTCGGCTCGGCCTCATTGATTGGCCGCTTGCCCGGGTTCCCCTGCACCAGCTTCAGGGCCGTCGGCTTGGGCTTTCGTCCGCGTGTCGCCATGAATCCCCACCTGCCTGCGATGTGCGGCTCAGGCCGCGCCGGACCGCCGACCAGCCAGGGCGGACCCGCTGGGAAAAACCACGTCAGCCCTCACTGACCCCGCCCCCACATTGCGCGAATCTGTGGATGAGGA